GCGGTTCGTCGGCATTTGCCATGCTGACACCGAAGGCAACCTCTCCCTGGGCATTGGCAATGTTGACGGCAGCAAAATCATCGAACTCAGCGACTTGACGCGGTATTGCCCAGGTGACGCTGGAGTGTTTGCAGTCAATGTCACTACTTCCGATTGGGAGGTTACTCGTTTGAGCGGTTCGCACTATGAATGCGAAGCGCCTTCGAAGTGGACGGTGGCAACTGCTTGACAAGAAGAACAATCTGTTCATCGTCATGCGTGGCTTGCCCGGTTCGGGCAAGTCTACGCTGGCTGATTTGATCCGGCGCGAGACTGAGCAGCTCGGCTTGAGCTGCGAAGTCTTCTCGACCGATGAGTACTTCTACCAGAATGGTAAGTACGTGTTTGATGGCGCGATGCTTCAGCACGCGCACGAGTGGAATAAGCGTCGCACGTTCGATGCGATGCGTGATGGTATCCACGTTATCGTACTCGATAACACGAACATCATGCGACAGCACTTCGCGGATTACGTGAAGTTTGCCGAGCAGAGTGGGTACGATGTTCGTGAAGAAGTCGTAGGGTCGTTTGACTACGAGAGTGTCAACAGATGTCACAGCAGAAACATTCACGGTGTCACACTTGCAACCATTCAGAGGATGGCGAGTGCGTTCCAGAAATGAGGGAGGATGGGATGGCGGCTGCCGCCGTCGCATCAATGTCAGCTTTATCGTTGCTGGTTGGAATGATTGCAGGCTATCTCATGGCAAAGTTTGTTGCTATGTAGCTTGCAAAAAGCGGCGCTCACGCTATAATGGGCAAAGCATAAGTGGCCGCGCCTGGTACTTGGAGTGTCAGGCGTAGCTTCGTTGTTGTTGTTGCCATGGCCCCGGTCACCCTCACGGGTGGCCGGGGTTTTTTATCACGCTCTGTTTTGCGGGCGTGGTAGTCTCTGACTTGAGAGCAACTGCAATGGAAACTGAAAACAAGTATCACCGCATCATCGATTATCCGAACGGGTACGGTGCGAGCATCATCAGCAATGACATGATACTCGACGCGAGTGGCGGCCTCTTTGAAGTGGCTGTCCTCGTCGATGGTCGAATCTCATACGACACTCCCATCACCAGCGATGTGATCGGAGGACTCGACTTCAATGGCGTGGCGAAGGTTCTGTCTCAGATTCGAGCCTTGCCCGCACGGAGTTAGCAAAAAGTTGGATGAACTGCTTGCATTTGTAGTTCTCAGTGTATAATGTATCCGCGCACCGCACGTTGCGGTGTATAATCCGTAGCAATGGAGAAGAAAATGTCCCAGACGAAGAACAATCCCAATCCGAAGAAGATGACCGACGGCGTTCTGCCTAAGATCGATATGCCCAAGACCGAGCAGCCCAAGGCTGAGGCGGTCAAGGCTGAGGTCGTCAAGGCCGCGCCTGCCGCGCCCGCTGACGCGCCTGTCGCCGGTTCGACTGCGCAGCCGCTGAAGCTGTCGCTGGCGAAGCCGGAGAAGAAGCGTCAGCGCGTCATCGCTGTCGCCAATGTGCCCACCGATCTCACGGTCGATGGCGTGCGCTACACCTTCACGCTGCCGATCAATGCCACCGTCACGACGGCGAGTCACGACGTTGGTTGGCTCGGCCGCGAGGGGTCGCCGCTGCGCGCTCACATCTGCCTGTGCGACGCGGGTGCGGTAATCTTGATGCCGCAGACCGATGGCACCTGGAAGGCCAACACCTTCAGCGCAGGCAAGATCACGGTCGCCAAGTGACAGCAGCCGGGCGAAAGCCCGGCATTCGAAGCTACCTGAACCGCGAGGCAGTATGAGCAACGTCAACTGGAGAGTTGGTGATTACGCCAAAGTGATTGGTCAAGACATCGCAGGCTATGTAGTAGCTGTTCACGAGAGCACCATTGTGCTGCGCGATGTGACTCTTGACAACTACGAGGGCGACAACTGCCTTGAGTTCCGGTTCAGAGAGGTTCGAAAGATCGATCGTTCTCACCACACCAATAGGAAAGAAGAGCTATGAAGTTCAATACGGCCAAGCTGGTTGCCGACGCTCAAGAAGTCAGGGACCAGTTGCGACAGTTGAACGACGGCAAGGCCGACGTTCAAGCTAACTACATCGACTTTCTCCTCGGCATGGCCAGGGAGACTGGTTCAGTCGAGGTGAGTCTTGTACAAGGGGCTATGGCGGGGGCAGAGCGGTTCCGCAATCAACTGCTCGCTCTCACAAAGTAACACTTTGCCAGCCGACGGTTGCACCAGAGGGGTTTCTTGTGCATCATGTTCATAGCCGTCGGCTGGCATTTTCATATCCTGCGCCAGCTAGTAGTGAGTGGCGCAACTTACTCGTGTCACTGGACACAGTATTCGTAGTTAGGCACACCGGGCCAGCCGTCGTGTGAACGATATGACCATCGTTTGACCCACGCCCCTTCCCAGCAACCCTCGACGGCTGGCCCTTCTTTCCTATGCCTACTAAGAAGATTAGAGTTATCGAGAGCATGACTAAGCTCTCTGTCCTTGAAAAGACTATTCGCGTTTGGCGCGCTGAATCGGTTTTACGTGACACATACGACAACTCTGATTTAGAGGCTATTTGCAGCGTGAATATGCACCTGCCAATTCACGTGATTGCTGAGGTCATCGCCAAGCAACCTCGAGTCAATGCCGTCGAAGTGCTCAGCGGCGATGGTAGTGGCGTTCTGATCTACCCTGAATGGCCATGACTGAGCAGACGCTATTCATTGACGGCGCTGACCAAGCCATTGTTGGATTTCACCAGCGTTGTGGTGAGCCGCCAGTTGTGATTTATGATTATGAGATGCTACTAAAGCATTTCATGAATGAAGGAATGAGTGAAGAGGGAGCGGCTGAGTGGATTGAGTTCAATGTGGTTGGTGCGTGGTGTGGAAAGGGAACTCCTGCCGTGATGTATCAAGCCAAGCGTAGTCACATTGAAGAAATTCTAGACACCTAGTTGCCGCTGCCGTAGGCACTTTGAGCTAAAACCCGTCGCGGTGAATGGCCCTCAAAGCGCATGAAATGGTTTGCTAGTGTAGTAGGTAGGGCAGCACAATAGCACCGCAAATAGGCGATGAGCAATTCAGCGCCTGAAACAGCCATTCAGCGCATGATTTGGCCAGGTGAATTCATGAATTGGCTTGGCACAGTTTTCTCTGAGAAATGAATGTTGCCGTTTTGTCGGCATGGTGTTGGACATCGCCATGCCTCACGGTAAAATGGTGGTGTGCCGCAAGGTGCGGCATATCTCAAAGGCAACAAATGGTCTCACTAAAGCAACGTAGCATCAACACGATGCGTACCATCATGCTGGCAAACCAGCACCGGAGTGCGCTGCCACATCTCACGGCGGTTAGCACGCTCTTTCAGAACCTGCTGGTTCAGCAGGCAAGCGACGAGGCTTGGCACCTGTTTCATCAGGTTGCCAGCCTGCCGCTCGTAACCACCAAGCTCGAGGTGCGCTGCATCGCTGAGGGCCAGCCCTGCGACCAGCGTATGAAGCGCAACCATTGCTTGCACGGGTTGGTCGAGGTGCCGTTTACGGTGCAAATCGACGCGGCAGATCAGTACCTGTTTGACAAGGGCCGCCGCATCAACGGCAGCAATGCTGCGAGTTGGTGGGGTCGTCAGCTTGCCGGCGCTCTCAAGTGTGTGGTCGTGTAGCTCAGAACCCGCCCGCCGCGTATGTAATCATACGGGCTGGCCAATCAACAATCAAACCAATACCCTTTTCTCGGAAAAAGTATGGCAGGTGAAGTAATTGTCTGTCAGATCTGTGGGCGGGCGATCAAGACAACTTTCGTCCGCATCTGTGATCAGTGTTTTGAAAACGAGTGCGCCAAAGTTGGTGTGTTCTTCAACAAAGAGGTCAGTTATGGCTCGTAAGAAACGTTCTCGAGTTGAACAACAGCGCGGCATGAATGTCACGCCTGCGCTGCGTCAAGTCATTCGCCTGTGCTACAGCATCCTCGGCTTGCGTGATACTGTTCGAATCACAGGCTACTCACTCTCAGCCGTGCGCCGCGCAATGGGACTATCGAGGCGCTACGATCCCGTGAAGCCTGCAAAGGGTGGAAGGGTCGTGAAGGTCAAGAAGCGCACGAAGCGCGGTCGCATCAAAGTGATCGTTCAAACCCCTGAGTCTTAAGATGCCTGAAATCACCGCAAACCATCCTCGGAGATTCGAGGGCATTACTAAGCAGTACGACAAGCCGCCGGACTTCGTGATTTGCGGGAGATGTGAAGGTCACGGCAGCTACAACCTGAAGCTCGATCAGTACGGCCCTGGACTTCACTTCAGGGCGCTGTGCCCGTCGTGCGACGGCCATGGCTTCCGTCACAAGGATGCTTGTGAGGATCACAAATTCATTCATCTCCGAAAGCTCGGTAGATGCATCGAAGAGATGATGTGCACAGTTTGTTCAACTGTGCGCGTTATTGACTCGAGCGACTAGCTGATATGAGTTATGAATATTGCTATTTCGTGGGCATGGTAGTTGACGCTGCCATGCCTCACGGTAAAATGGTGGTGTGCCGCAAGGTGCGGCACAAAATCAACAACAAGGTAGCCAATGTTCCTCAACGACAGCAAGCCCGGAGAACTTCTTTACGCCAGTCGCGTGCGCGCCACGTTGCCGGCTTCAAAGCCGCTGCCCCTCACCGACGCCGAGTTGGTTTGGGCGATTCGCAACGCGCAGCAGGTGCCGCTCCTCAACGCCGCCGCTGCGCTGGCGTATGTCAACGCCAACGCGGCGACCGACGATGAGTGGGAGCAGCGGCTGGTCGCGCAGCGGCTCAACACCTACTGGGGGCAGGCGCAATGAACCCCGAGCAAGCTAATCGTTTCAACACGGCCCTTTGGGCCGTTACCTTCATCGCCACCAGCCTCATCGCCGGTTGGCTCTTCTACCGCATCCTCCTGGGTTACTTCACCACGCCCTACTGATGAGAATGCATCACAAACTCAAAGTGCCGCCACAATCGGCCATGTCGATCATCTTCCCTTTCATCCGCGACGAGAAGGTCGATGGTCCGTTGAAGTGCAAGGAGTGCGGTCTCAGTTCCTGGTCCCAGACATACGCCGGGTACTGCAAGATGTGTTTCAACATGTGGTGCGAGGAGATGGGCCACAAGGAGTGCCAGATTATACCCTGATTGCAACGCGACCTTTACCCGTATGATAACTCAAGTAGGACAATAATCATGCCTAACTGGTGCGACAACAAAGTCACGATCCGTGGTCCCCTGACCGAGTTGCGGCAGCTTGCTGACTGGTTCAGTGCCGGCAAGCTGTTTCACAACATCAAGCCGACGCCTGCCGAGTTGCTTGATAACTACCCTTTTGGTGATCCTCGCAACGAGCAGCGCAAGAAGGACACCGGCTATGAGAGCTGGTATGACTGGCGACTCGAGCACTGGGGTACCAAGTGGGACGTTGGTCCCACTGATGGCACTTTTTTGCTCAACGAAGCTGGTACTGAGAGCAGCATCGACGGCAGGTTCCTCACCGCATGGTCGCCGCCAATCATGATCTACCATGCCCTGATTCGTCTTGGATTCGATGTCAGTGCCTACTGGTACGAACCGGGGATGGACTTGGCTGGCGGCTATGTCAATGATGGCTGTGGCGGGCACGCCTTTGATATTGAGATTCCTGCAAGCTCAGAAGATTGCAAGGCCCAACTGCCTGCCGAGTTGCTTGATGCATTCCCAATCGTCGAGATGAAGATCGACTCTGAGAACGACCGGTAAGGCAATCATGTCCGAGATCAAGCACGGCACGTTCGACTACTACGGTGCCAAAGAGACCAACGGTCTCAGCAATGGCAGCAAGTACCATGAGGAGCGCGCTGGTGCGCGCACGGTTGACTGGACGGAGCCTGGCCTCCGCATCACCCGCCTGCGCTTGCTCAGCGACCCAGGCTTCCCGCTGTGGGATGTGAGCTATTGCCACGGCACCATCAACGGCGAGCACGTGGATGTGCTTCTGCCGTTCGACCAACTGCCCAAGAAGGGTATGCGCTCTGAGATTGTGCGCTACGCTCAGAAGGACAAGCTGTTCGCCAAGGGCATGGGCATCCTTGACAACATCAGCACACTCATCTAATCGGAGGTAAAGCTATGGCTGAATACACAATTCGTCAGAGGCTTGTCGCGGCTGGTTTCGACGACAGCCAGGTTAGCAACATCAAGCGTAGCGGTGCTGGTACGCCGCATGACCCGCTCAATCTGTTGTGCGATCACGCATCGCTTCTTATCACGGACAGCGGCAAGCTCTTCGTACACATGGGCGGGTTGGCTGTGATGAGCTTCTCGCTCGTCCACTCCGCGTACAAGCTCTATTTGGTCGTCGGTGATGACCAGTATCTCAGGCTTACCTTGGAATGGGTAGGCTTTATCGATCCGGGAGTTGGTCGCTGATGAGTGATTACCACGCAGTCCAGTTCTTCGGGAGGATATCAAAGATTCATGATCACTGTGAGACAAAGGACTGGATCATGAGCTTGCGTACCCTAGCTAGTATTTACCGGTGCATACTCAAGCGTACTGATTACAACGGTGAAGGCGTTGAGATTGCAAAGAAATAAAAGGGTGGTAGTAAACCCACAAGGCAAAAATACAGCCGTGAATGGCTTTTGAAAGATGAAGGATAGTAAATGTGACTCAAGTTTGAAGCCTGAGAAATCCTCTGAACTTCCCGTTTGGGAAATCTCAGTGATGATGACTGACACATCATCAAGAAGCCTTTACGCTGATCAGTGGCATTTGTAAATGAGTACGGATGACCGCTAGTAGTGATCAGTCAGTTGTAGATGAAGCTGGTCGATGAACAACTGATAGCAGGAGAGAGTCACGCTAGTAGCTGAACTACTAGGATATGAGTAGTAGGGTGATAGGAATGGTAGTGTAGATGAGACGAAGGGGGAGAGAAGCCCATGATGGTAGTGTGAGAGAAGTGCGGGAATGGGGTGAGATGCGGGGAGGGTGATGGATGGGGGCGATGAGGGGGTTGAGAGTACTCTGAGGATTGTCTGAGGGGGTGCTCGTACACCCACAATCTGACAGTCAGACTACTCCATGGCTCATCATTTAGCCAGAAAATGTGGACTGAGAGGCTATTTATGATGAGAATGGTCTAACTTTCATCATTTAGCCTTGAAAATGGGTAGGCTTTATCGATCCGGTGGCGAAACTCATAAATACCCTGACGGATATCATGAAGTCATTCATTCACGGGTTGTGACTGAGAACCCGCTCTTTGTTGTGTGTGGGTAATAGTCAATCCGTCAAGATAAGAGCAGGCTTTTATCGATCCGGTGGCAAAACATATAAAAGCTCATGAACTCAATCATCTTGGGGATCTGGGCCTGGATTGGCTCTTAATCATCAAGATAGGAGCTATGGGCTTATCGATCCGGTGGGGGATCGATATAAACCTGAGGATCACTTAGTTCTCGCTCTTAATCATCAAAGTATTTATCTCTCTCCGGTGGATTCGGTTATGCGCGCACCGTGGTCAGAGGAAATGATTGGCTATCTGGCTCAGTTCAGTTATGCGCGTGACAGGTTGAATCTGATTGATTGGCTATCTGGCTCAGTTCAGTTATGCGCGTGACAGGTTGAATCTGATTGATTGGCTATCTGGCTCAGTTCAGTTATGCGCGTGACAGGTTGAATCTGATTGAGTGGCTATCTGGTTCAGTTCAGTTATGCGCGCATTGATGTTTCAGTAGTTCAGTTATGCGCGTGCGCGTAGCAGCTGAGTTCTGGAATTCATTCGTTCATTCGTTCAGCCAGACCAGATGGTTGAATGAGCGAGTGACTGATTGACTGAATTCATTCATTCAGCGCTCAGGTGATGACTGACTGAATTCATTCATTCAGCGCTCAGGGGCTGAAGTCATTCATTCAGCGGCGGGGATGAATGTTATTTTGCCCTTAAGTTGAAGGCGCAAACTGCTAATATACCTAGTGCCGCATATGGTGCGGCGCACCAACAAAGGACAGCGACGATGAGGACACTAGCGTTTATGCTCATGCTTGCCGTTGCGCCCAAGGGGTCAACGGTAGCCGAACTCGATGAGGCGCGCACAAAGCTGCGCCCGCTACTTGATGCCATTGCCACCGTGGAAAGTGGCAACGACAATGAGGCTGTTGGCGACAAGGGCAAGGCTCTTGGCAGCTTTCAGCTGTGGCGCGTGTACTGGAAGGACGCTACCGACCATTGCACTGAGCTGGGTGGTACATACGACGACGTGAAAGGCCGCACTTATGCTGAGAGGTGCGTGGTTGCCTACTGGCTCAGGTACGCCAAGCAAGCTGTGGCCGACGGTGACCGTGAGAAGCTGGCCCGTATTCACAATGGTGGGCCGAAAGGACACCGCAAGGACGCCACGGTGAAGTACTGGGCCAAGGTGAAGGCGCTGCTGTAAATGAATGTGTGGGCTAGTGCTTGCAACCCTTGCACCGTATGGTATGCTACACCTGCGGCGCATGGTGCGCCGCACCAACAACAAGGACAGCGACACTCAAATGGACGACTACCTACTTGCCATTGGCAACCAAGTGCAGCGCTTTAAGCTGCGCTATGATTACATCGCCGCAAATGCTGAAAGCATGGGCGACGCCGCGTTGGTTGAAAGTGTGCGCGTTATGCGCGCCCAGCTTGATGCCATGGTTAACAACCTCATTAAGTTTGCTGATGGCCACCAAAACCCTGTTGTGCGCGACGCGCTCAACAAGGCCGCTGGCACTCAGCAGTACAAGCCCGCACACCCTGACCTGATGTTTGTGGTGTAGTGGGCGGCCACCCTTCAACAAGGTGGCTTGCCTTGTGTGTGAATTCATTCATTCAGCGCAGGGTAAAGCAGGCGCAGTTGAATGAGTGCAGCGGGGGTAATGAATGTGTGGGCTAGTGCTTGCAACCCTTGCACCGTATAGTATGCTACACCTGCGCCGCATAGTGCGGCGCAAAGGACAACGACATGGCAACACAACCAAAAGCAAACAAGGTGCAGCTGATAGCGCACTGCAACTTCGGCAAGCACCAGTTCACCCAGCTTTTCTTTACCGAAGGTAAGCTGCATGAAGGGCATGGGCCTTACACCAAGGAAATTAAGCTGGATTTCAACACCACCCTTGGCGCTGTGCGTGACCTGTGGGGTGATGACAGCGTTGGTGCTGGCTTGCCGCCTGACACCGCATGCGCTGTGTGGGAAGCAGCCAGCGAGTTCGAGGATGAAACCGCCAATGCGGTGGTGGTTGAGGTGGCGCTGTGAGAACAAGGCAGTTGCTTGTAGCCCTTGCACCGTAGGCTGGTTTTCAAGCTGTGGCACGACTAACCTCAAGCCACCCCTAGCGGGGTGGCTTTTTCAGTGCCTGATAATCTACTGAATGAATGAACTCAAGAGTGACTGATTGCATTCCAAGACTCTGGAATGAACTCAAGAGTGAGTGAAGTCAAGAGTGAGTGACTGCGGTAATGAATGTGTGGGCTAGTGCTTGCAACCCTTGCACCGTATGGTATGCTACACCTGCGCCGCATAGTGCGGCGCAAAGGACAACAACACATGGACGAACAAAAGGCATTGGGCTTGTACTTGGACGAAGGCAAACGCTTGCCCGCTGGGCAGGGCGGTTTGTTAAAGGCAATTGTTGAGCTGTGCGTGCTGCTGGGTAGCGGCGACAACAACATCAGCCAGCAGTGCAACGACGACGCCGACGCCCAACCAGTTGGTGACGGTTGGGTGGTGGTTACTAACCTTGAGGGTAGCGACGCTATTTGGCACCAAGGCCGTTGCTTGGCGACCGTGGTTAGCTCATCGCGTGGCTTTTGGGTTGCCTGGGCGACGCTGGCTGACGGCAGCAAGCTGTACAGTCAAGGTAGCAACAGCAAATGGCTAAGTGACCCATGGCGCAAACAGTAGTTTGCGCCCGCCGCTACTTGCACATCACTCAAGACTGAGTGACTGATTGCATTCCAAGACTCTGGAATGAATTAGATCATTCAGTTATGCGCGCATATGGTTGATGAGAGATCATTCAGTTATGCGCGCATATGTATAGAATGACTTCAAGTGCCGCGATGAATGAATGTAGATATGTTCTAACTGAACTCAGGTAGATATGTTCTAACTGAGTGAATGTAGATATGTTCTAACTGAGTGAATGTAGATATGTTCTAACTGAGTGAATGTAGATATGTTCTAACTGAGTGAATGTAGATATGTTCTAACTGAACTCAGGTAGATATGTTCTAACTGAACTCAGGTAGATATGTTCTAACTGAGTGAATGTAGATATGTTCTAACTGAACTCAGGTAGATATGTTCTAACTGAACTCAGGTAGATATGTTCTAACTGAACTCAGGACTGAATGAAATCAGTCAATCATTCAGCGGTGAGTGAATGAATGAATGAATGAATGAAGTGGTGGTGGTAATGAATGTGTGGGCTAGTGCTTGCAACCCTTGCACCGTATGGTATGCTACACCTGCGCCGCATAGTGCGTCGCACAACCAAACGACAAGGACAGTTCTCATGGCTAACAAACGACTTGTGTGTGTGTTTTTCAATGCGCTGGGGACCAACCCCGACGCTCAAACCCTGCTGTGGTGCGGTCGCATTCTCAACGGCCTTGGGCCGTCGCAGTACGACGCGCAGCTTGAGACCACGACGGTCGGCAAGCTGGTTGCCGATGGCATGTTGGACGAGGAGACGGCGCAGGGCATGTCTCACGACAAGGCGGCGTACCTGTTCGACACCGCCGGCAACAGTGCCGACGGTGAGGGTGTAACCGCCGTGCTGGTTGAGGCCGACCTGGGCTAACGCCCAGGTTTGCTTTGCCTGCCTAGGGTGAGTGAATGAATGAAGTCAGTCAAGAGTGACTGAACTCAAGAGTGAATGAATGAATGAAGTGGTGGTGGTAATGAATGTGTGGGCTAGTGCTTGCAACCCTTGCACCGTATGGTATGCTACACCTGCGCCGCATAGTGCGGCGCAAAGGACAACAACATGCACGACCCTCAACCAATGGCAACGGTGCCACCCTTTATCGCCAACAGCGACGACTACGACAACTTGTTTCAGCACATTGTCGCTTGCTGCCAAAAGCACAGCGACGCCCTTACGTTTCTTGTCAGGTATACTGGCGACCAAGCTTGTGGCGTAACCGTGTGGCTCAACGACGGCTGGCAAGCAAGCACATACGCCGACTTCATCGACGCCCTGCGGTGGCTGCCCAACGCGCTGCCCGACGGCGACCTTGTAGTCAACTTGTTTGCCCCCAAGGGGCACCCGGTTTTCAAGCTGTGGCACGACTAACCTCAAGCCACCCCTAGCGGGGTGGCTTTTTCAGTGCCTGACAATCTACTGAATGAATGAACTCAAGGGTGATTGAAGTCAAGAGTGACTGAGTGATTGAATGAATGAAGTGGTGGTGGTAATGAATGTGTGGGCTAGTGCTTGCAACCCTTGCACCGTATAGTATGCTACACCTGCGCCGCATAGTGCGGTGCAAAGGACAACAACATGCACGACCCTCAACCAATGGCAACGGTGCCACCCTTTGTCGCCAACTGCGACGGCTACGACAACTTGCTTCAGCACATTGTCGCTTGCTGCCAAAAGCACAGCGACAGTTTCACGTGGTACATCAGGTATACTGGCGACGAAGCCGGGGAACTGCGAGCCAACGGTGTAACCGTGTGGCTCAACGACGGCTGGCAAGCAAGCGTCTATGCCGACTTCATCGCCGCCCTGCGTGCGCTGCCCGACGTTGGTCGCTGCCCGTGCATGGCTAGCCACGCGCTGCCCGACGGCGACCTTGTAATCAACTTGTTTGCCCCTAAAGGGCACCCGGTTTTCAAGCTGTGGTACTACTAGCCACGGCTTGTGCCGTTAGGTGCACTGGCTCATGAGTTCAGTTATGCGCACATGAATGCTAGAATGAATTCAGTTCAGTTATGCGCACATGAATGCTAGAATGAATTCAGTTCAGTTACACGCTGACTGAGTGACTGACTGAACTCAACGGTGAATGAACTCAGGTAGAACATATCTATTTGAATGAACTCAGGCAGATATGTTCTAACTGAATGAGTGAACTCAGTGTGACTAAGTCATATGAACCTCACCGTGTCACTCTGGAATGAAGTCATGACATCAAGAGTGAGTGAATGAATGATTGAAAGAGTGACTGAGTGATTGAATGAATGAAGTGGTGGTGGTAATGAATGTGTTGGCTAGTGTTTGCAACCCTTGCACCGTATAGTATGCTACACCTGCGCCGCATGGTGCGGCGCAAAGGACAACGAAACAATGCAGAAGCCGATCCCCACCTTTACGTACAACGCTAGCAAGGAGTACGCTAACTTCTTTCGTGCCGTCATCGAGTGCTGCCATGCACATGTTGACGTATTTAACTATGTGCTGTCGATGCATGCCGACGAGACTGCCGACGGCGATGGCACGGCAGACGGCGTTAGCGTGTACTTGACGCACGGCTGGCATACTGCCGACAGCTACGCTGCCTTCGTCGCTGCTTTGCGGCAGTTGCCGGACGAGTTGCCTGACGGTTACTTGTCCGTCAACATATTCCCGCAAGGCGGCGAGCCTATGCTAAAGTTGTGGTTCGACTAGGCGGCCATGCCGCCATGTGCAGCAATGTTTCATTCAGTCATGAGTGAATGAAAGAATGAATGATAGAGTGACTGAAAGAAAGAATGAATGAAAGAAGTCAGCACCTCATAGTCATAGTGACTGACTGAATTCAAGCAGATATAATCTACTGAGCTTCAGTAGACTGCATCATTCAGTTCTGCATTGATAGAGTGAATTGCTGTTGAGACTGAGCATTCAGTTATGCTGACTTGAATTTGAGGGATGAATTTCATTCATTCAGTTATTCAGTTCTGTTTTTCAGTTCTGTTATTCATAAAAGGGTTGAATGAACGCCGGGCTGCCATCCTGGCAGCCCTGCCATCCTGGCAGCCTCCCCTCCCCTGCCAGCCTGTCATGCCAGCCTGTCATGCCAGCCTGTCATGCCAGCCTGTCATGCTAGCCTGTCATGCCGTCATGCCGTGCGTGGCATGGTATTTGCTATGTGGTCGCAAATACCTGTAATATAAGGACTTGCAACAATCGCAAAAAAAAGTCGGCCGTCATGCCGTGCGTGGCATGGTATTTGCTAGCGCATGGCACATTGGCAGTGTGGCTAGCGTAACAAACAGCCATCCGCAAGTGCTTGTCGTGCAAAGACTTGCGCGCATGGCCCAAAACGTTACCATGTCGTAACAGTAAGGCCGACCAGCCATGCGATGCACTATAGTGCAGCGAAAATATTTATTGGCCGTAACCCGTTGCGATATAAGGGCTTGCGACAATCGCAAAAAAAAAGCAGGCCGTCATGCCGTGCGTGGCATGGTATTTGCTAAGGTGGGGTCGTCGGACAACAGCCCCTGCCACGTGCACGGGCTACCCGCGCATGGTGCGCGGGTCGTCCGGCAAGCACAGTATGGCAACGCAACGTAACAACCCGTCCCCTGCCACGGTCCCTGCCGTGCCCCCTGCCGCCGCCAAGGCGGCCCCTGCCACGGTCCCTGCCGTGCCCCCTGCCGTGGCGACTGCCGCCGCCGCCGTTACGGTACCCGCCGGCGACGTTGGCGTCGCCCTTGCTGCTGGCGTCGTTGCCGTCGTGCACGGCGTCGCCTTTGTGGTGCCGGTCGCAGGCAACTACCGGGCGCCGCGTGGCGCCAACGTTGGCTGGCCGACCGTGCCTGCCGGTAGTAGCGTCCACGCCTGCGCCGCCGTGCAACTGGCGACGGCAACCGCCGCCGCCAGCGACGCTACTATCGTCGTGCATAACGTCCCCGCCAAACCGGGTTGTAGCACACCCGGCGCACGTGCGGGGCACTATATTGCGCGCCCGTATACGGGCGCACAACGTTGGTCGTTGCACCCTACCGCCCCTAAGGCGTAGCCCTTAGGGTGGGGGCGGGGGCGGTCCCCCGCCCCCCACCTGGCAAATAGTACGACACGACCGGACGCCCAACCGCGCCACCTACCTCATCCAGAATATGCTTTCAAAAGTTGATCTACCTTTGACCATAGTAAAGATCACATCCAGTCAGCCAGCCAACTAGTCAGCCTCTCAGCCCCTCAGCCCCTCAGCTCCTCAGCTTCTCATCCTTACTAGCCTCACTGATCTGGGTTCCACGGTACTGATAGACTCAGCCCGACTCAGCCCGACCCCGCTTTCACGCTATGGGTTATCGCTCTTTACCTGTCACCCCGCTTTCACGCTATGAGTCATGGCCATCACTTGCCTAGAATCTTGTAGTACTAGGTATGCATCCTAGTGGCGTAGTCTACTATCTGTACGGTGGCCCCCAGGACGGTGGGTCATTCATCTTGGAGGACGAACTCACGGAAATCTCGGTTCCTTCAAGTTGTGGTAAGTATCACAAGTACAAGGTATATGTACATGATGGCGCGTACTATGGAAGGTATTGTGGATTGCACTACCTAGAGGATTATCTGTAGTCAGATAATCATCAATCAGTAAGGTATTGCAAATGAAGATTATCGTACTCAATGGGCCACCCCATAGCGGTAAAGACACTATCGGCACCATGCTTGCCCGGTGCAGTGATGGTGTGTATCTGTTCAAGTTTGCCAATGCGCTCAAAATAATGACTCACAGAGCGCTTGGTTTGGATGGTTACTATCCGGACTTCTTCGAAGAATCCAAAGATAGCGTGCTGCCGGCTTTTCATAGCGTCACCCCTCGTGAAGCGTACATTGCTATGTCTGAGGGTTTCGCCAAGCCGTTGTTCGGGCAAGGGTATTTTGGTAAGCGTCTCGCTGATGAGATCAAACAATGCTTGCTGCGCTGTCATTCAATCGGCACGCCGATGCAGTACGCTGTAGTGACTGATGGTGGGTTCAAGCATGAGGTCAAAGAATTAGCTGACGAGTTTGGTAATGAGAATATGCTACTGTGTCATATCTTTAAGGCAGGCTGCTCGTTCACTGGTGACAGCCGCCGCTACGTAAGATGCAGTGGCATCAAGAAGATCGACATCGACAATGGACAGAGCATCAAAGCCCTTAGAGAAAGCCTCGCGCAAGCATTGGGCTCAGTACAGAGTTTCAAAGGTCTTGCAGAAAGAGTCCGATCCGGCGGCTAGGATTGCGAGTCAGGTATTACGTCTGCGTGCTTTCATTCCGAAGAGGCTGAATCAATATCTCAAGGGCGTTGACCTGAGGCTAACAGGCAACGGCTTCTTGCAGCTTGAATACGCGCTGCATCTTTTCACGAGAGAGTGCTCCGACTACTACAAGCACACTGAAGTGATTGATGCAGTACGCACTTTGCTCAACCGTACTCGTCAGCTTGTGAAGAGCAGCAGGATGTTTAAGATCAGAGAGTCTTACATCGAGGTGCTGCCTGGGTCAGAGGAGCTTGTACTCAATCTGAAGCAGGCGCGGGCTGGGCTGAAGGCGTGCACCGAAATACGGGACATTGGCTGGATAGGCGGTGACGTGATTAAACACGTTATTGAGCAGTTTAAGAGGCTCGTGCGCGCCTGTCACCGCATCGAGGACGCAAACCTCGATCTTAGCCAAGATAGGGCTAACTCAGGTATAGTATGATTAGCCTACCTGTGTGCAAAGACTACGAGATAGGCCGAATCTCACAACCGCAACTTGGGGCCAGTAGCACATGATTACCGTCACGACGTTTGCGATTGGGAACAGGTACATCAAAGAGCTTCCCGGTTGGGTAAAGTCCATCAAGCAGCATTCCAAGCCTGTGATGATGATCGTCGGTCTTGCAAAGCCGGGCGAGTCAGTCATCGACGTTTACGTCCAGCGAAGCGACTCGGACAAGGTTGCTCACATCTATGAGTTTCGTCCTCCGGTTAACGGCAAGCTGCTGACTAACTGGAACAACATCGGCTTCCTAAAGCCGTGTTGGATCAGCGCAGTGCTTGATTCCGACTACTGCACCGACACAGTGCTTTGGACTGACGTTGACTCAAGAACCCGTGGCGATCTGAACCTCGTAGTACACGATCTTGACGACTGCGACCTAGGCTTGGTGTACAACGTCAATCACTGGATGGCTGGCACCATTGCTGCCCGTCGCACGCCTGAGAACTACGAGTGGTTCAAAGACTGGGGTACGGCTTGCATCAAGAAGATGAAGCCTGTCCAAACCAACTGGCACAATAACGACCAGACTGTGATGCAGAACATGATTGCGAAGCTGCAAGCTCCGCCAATCATCGACCTTGGAGTCAAATGGGCTTCCTTGCCGCCCGCTCTTGTTGGCGATAAGAAGAACCCTGTGCTGGTAGCGCCATCTGATGAGAACGCTATTGTTTGGCACTGGCAGGCTTCAAGAGGCGAAGTGCACGGTTGGAATTGGCCTCCTGAAGAGCGCTACAGGAAAGTTTGAATAAGACCATCTAGCAGTATAGGTCATGCATGACCAACCCTCCACTTGGCGTTGACGGCTTCTATATCATCCACTTCAAGAATGGCAATAGCGTTGTTGTTATCAAGAATGGTGATTCCTTCGTTAGTGGCAACCTCGAATCGTTCGATTCCGATATCCCGGAGTCGATTGTGAGAATCAATAACGATGAGGTTACAATGATTGAGCAAATTGGTAGGGCACATTACGAAGCGCTCCGCGAGGCGGCTACGATGCATCGCAAGATGCGTGAGCTTCAAACGGTTGTCAACTTCAAGCAGATGTATGCCCATGCTTCTAACATGGGCATTGTTAGCGGCAATCAAACGCCCGCTCCAATCCAGGCGTCAGCGCCCCCGCAAGCCAAGAGGGCCGAAGAGCCATTCATGACTAACATTCGTCCTGCTGCTGTTGGCAGCAAGACGATGGATGGTAAAATCATTAACCTGCCGCTGAGGAAATGATTTCGATCGAAACAACGACGGCCTTCATCAGTCAGATATCTGCGCAGGCGAAGGAAAACCCTCACGTCTTGCAGATCGTTTCTGACTTTGCTAGGGCAGAGCCGAACGTTGTCGCTCTGATCGCAACTGCACTGGCGAACTCGGATGTCTTCGACAACCCTGTTTCGTCAGCCGTCTTCGCTCTTGCCATCTATGAGAGGCTCCGTATCAGCCAAGAGCAGGCAGACCAACTCAAGGGGCAAATGAAGTGAGGCTGAACCGTAAAGAGAAGGACGCGCTCGGCCTTAATGCCGTTCGCAAGTGCAACAAAGACTGCTACTTCTTCAAGAATGGCGGTACTGGCTGCACGTACTACGAACAGCAGAAGGTGGTGTTTGGTGAATCGTGTCTGCACGACATGATGCACCTGAAGAACTACGCCGACGCTTTTGCGACCGGCGACCTTGACTTTGTCAAGAAGGACGCCTCTGAAGTCACCGCGATGTTGATCATGCAAATCAGGCGTATGCTTGAGCAGGTCAACATCGAGGGTGTGACGATCGAAGAGCCGATGCTCGACGCCAAAGGCCAGCCCATTTGGATTCCTGATCCCAACTGGCGTCCTGAGCACGGTACGAGGCGTGATATGGTGGTCGCCATGCGTAAGAGCGACCATCCTCTGATTCAGCGCTGCATCCAGCTTGCGCGGTCAGTTGGAATCAATCTCGGCGACTTTAAGCTCACTCCCAAGAGTGCTGATGAGAAGCGCAGCGTAAGTGGTCACATCATTGTCGAGAACCCTGCTACCATTGAGCAGGTTATGGCCGATAGAAAGAAGATCGAGGACAAGTTCCTCGATGCTGTTAACGCCGGTACGCAGATGACTCTTAACGATCCTGTGTACCAAGAGCTGTTGAAGAGCGGCGAGATAGTCAACTAGCATCTATTCATTTGATGTCATACTCATACTAATGGGTGATGACGTCAAACGATATCCCGACTAGCACGTTTGCTAGCATCACGCACATTGCGCGTGAAACTGGTATCACGAAAGAAGTAGTTGAGGAGATCCTCAACTGCTATGCTAGGATGATCAAGAACGCGCTGCGCAATGAGCTGCCGTTCGTTCTTAGAGGCATCGGCAAGATCTATTTTCGGTATACACGTAGACCGTATATCTCTGATAAGAGTAGCAGCGACAAAAGCATCCAGGCTGAGCGCGTGCATCGCGAAGTCACATTCGCACCGCTGGATGAGATGAAGGGCGAGTTCAACGGCTGGGTGCACAACATGGGCATTGAGAACAACCACTCAAGAACCCTGTTGAAGCTGAAGATCCGACCTGATGAGCTGAGCAAGCTTATCAAGAAGCGGACGTTGGACGACCAGCGTTCTCTGGGCTTTAGGTCTGAGCTGCTCTTCGATGAGCTTCCCGATGCTGAGAAGTCGGTAGCTGGAGAACTTGGCAAGTCGCCATCAATCGAAGAGATTGCTATCAGAATTGGCAAGATTCTACGCGATGACTGAGCCACACATCAACTGTCATTGGGAGAACTGCTCTAAGCGGGCAACTATTCAGCTCTTTAGCTCAGATGAAAAACAGCAGGCTTGGCTCTGCTCTGAGCACCGCCGAGCTGCTATGGTTAACCTTGAGCAGTACAATGCATTCTTTGCGCCGAAGACTAAAAAGATGCAGGGCGCTAGACCAGGCGCACCGCCGCCGATGGCCCAGATAACACCATCGGCACGCCCAGGTCAGCTAGATAGCAACCAAACGTGGGAGCAGAAGGCTGCACGGCAAGCGGACGCTGCTGCAAAGCCTGTCGAACAGCCAAAGCCTGAGCCGCCAAAGCAACCAGCGCAGCCAAAGCGCATCAGCCACATCCCGACACAGCCTAAGAAGGTATGAGAGTACGGCTTGGAAAGAATGTCACGGGCAACTTCCGCAAGACGGTTGAACGTGAAATCATGAAGTTCAGAGGCGATCACTACCTCTGGCACAAGCATATCACCGGCATCAACTTGAACCCGCACCAAGTCCATTGGATGAATGAGATGGACGAGAAGGGTGATAGCCACATGCTGATTGGAAGCCGCCGTATTCGTAAGTCGTTCACAGTTTCGGCTTACTTTCTTGAGGAGGCAATGTGCCTGCCATACAGCGAAGTCAACGTTCATAGCCCTGCCATTGAGCAGAGCAAGCGCAACCTGCGCTACATGAACGATATGGTGATGAATTCAGAGATTGCCCTCGCATACCTTGATGAACGCCTCGGCGACGGTATCGGCAAGGAGCACATCGAATTCATGAATCGAAGCCTGATTCAAGCCAAAGGTCAGGCGTCATCAGTTGACGGTCTGGGCGCAACGCACCAATGGCTTGAAGAGTTCGATGATATAGATTGGGAGTCGTTCCTAACCCGCATCTACCCGACTGGCTCGCAAATCAAAGATCAGCATGATTATGGATGCCATAGTGCCTGCCTGCGCGTTATCACGGGCACAATCAAAGGCATCGGCAACATCTACAAGATTGAGCACCCAGAGGAAATCAACGGTAGCGTCAAGCTGAGGTTCAATGTGCTGCCCAAGTTCAACGCTTGGCATGGCGTTGCAATGGGCATCATTCCTGAGAACGACATCAAGTTGTTCCAGGCAATGTCAACGCCGCACCAGTTCGCAAGAACCTACTTGGTGCTGTACGTTGAATCAAGCTCGTTTTACCCCGATAGATGGCTGCGTAACTGCGCCGACAACGAGTACACTCCGATCGATATAGTTCTCGATCCGAAGATCACATACCAGGCAAGAGGTGATGTGACCATTGGCATCGACTGCGCTGGCGCAGGTTCCGGAGAGGATGCGTCGTCATGGTCTGTTACGTTCACAGAGAAAATTAACAATCAGGTGTTTTGGCTCCACTCACAAGAGTGGGGTGCTAATTCGCGTCCTGAGACCATTATCACCGATTTGGTGAGGTTGATTGCATTTTTCAGACCAGTTGGCGGGTTTGGCGACGCCTTCGACACCGCATTTTTGTATGATCTCAATCGAGCGCTGCACGATAACGGTCTGACTAGGATCGATGTACGTAGGTATGAGAATAAGCAAGGCAAAGACGGCTGGGATGATTGGTACATAAAGCCGCTGCGCTTCACAGGCCCGCAAAAGCACTTGATGCATGAGAGAATGCAGAAGTACGTGTATGGGTGCATGTTTCGCTACCCGGCGATTGTCGATGATGACAGCCGCTACACGATTGTGCAGAAGATGTTAAGCCAGTTCGGCAATATCAAAGCTGAACGAATTCCTGGCGGCTACAACAAGTATTCGATGCTCAACAACAAGTTGGGCGATGACGTTGTCGATAGTTGTATTGCATCAGTCTGGGCTCAAGAAGAGATTCAAGGTATCATACTACCGGCGGGCGGTTGGGTGCCTCAAATGGGTATCGCCGACCGCAAGTCGTTCGAGAAGCTTGGTCCCAAGTTCTTGTACGACTCTAGAAAGTACAACAAACCAGATTCGCTGAAGGGAATCTACGACTTGCTGAAAGACTAAAATGACCAAGCTCACGAAAACAAATAAGGTGCTTGTCGAAGATCCCAAGGGTAATCCTTTGATCGTTGATAAAGACGCTCCTGTGCAAGAGGTGTGGGTCAATTCTGGGGGATCGTTCAACACGACCCCACTGATGATCAACGTCGGTTTGCAGCCGTTCAAGCTGCCTGAAGCCAACCGTCAGCAGCTTCTAGATGAGGCATACCGTCTTTGGAAGTTCGACCCGCTTGGCGGCAACATCATCCACACAAGTTCGTACTTTACCCTTGGTCGCGGACTCATCTTTGAGTTCGATGATAAAGTGGCTCAGTACTACGCAGTTAAGTTCTTCAAAAAGAACAAGCTTGAAGTGAGGCTGCGTTCTGCATCAGATGAATTGAGTGCATTCGGCGAAGTCTACATGTGGCTGAGGCCGAAGAAGGCTGAGACCAAGATCGGAAACCGTGTTATCTGGCGACCGGGTGACACTCAAGTCACTTTCATCCCGCCACAGAACATCAGTAACATTGAGACTGCTGAAGAGGACGTTGGTGACATCTACAACTACATTTTTGAGTACTCCGAGGGTGACTATAAACAGCGCACCCGCACAATCCCGGATATCTCGAAGTATGACTACGAAAGCGATGCCGATGAAACCGGCTGCGTCGTTCAAATTAAGCTGAATTCGGGCAATATGGACGTTTTCGGCCAATCTGACTTGATTCCCATCAAAGAGTGGTTGGACAACTACCAAGAGTTCCTGCGCGACGGCGTTGTCATCAACAAGCTGTATCGTTCACCGTGCTTTGACATCAGTATCAAGGACGGTACGCCAGATGAAGTGTCGGCAGCCATTTCGCGCTACCGTGGGTGGTCGATTGGCTCGAATCCTGTCCACAATGACCGCGAGGAGTGGAAGATTCTTGAGTTCAAGGGGCCGGCGTCGCATAACGAAGAGGCTCGTCGTGCCATCTTGCTGATTATTGCCGCTGGCGTCAATTTCGCAGAGTTCATGCTTGCTGACGGCAGCAATAGCAACCTTGCGACATCGAAGACGCAGCAATTGCCTGTCATCAAGAAGTTTGAAGACCGGCAAGACCTGTGGGCGCACTATATGATGATGGTCTTCCAGTTTGTACTGACCGTCAAGTCAAAGTATGGCATCAACTCTGGTTTGACCATTGAAACCGACGACGAAGGGGATGCAAAGCCCTTCACTGGCAGAGTTGAGTTCCCCACCATCTCGCAGGACAAGGATCTTGAGGTTGCGCAAACCAACAAGCTCGGACTCGAAGGCGGCTACTTGTCGCCGCGCACTGCTGCTGCTAGATTGAACTTGAACTACGATCGTCAGCTCGATGAGATGGATCGTGACATTCAGAAGCAGTCAGAGATCATGCAAAAGAAGGTCGATGTCGGTATGGTGCTCGATCCCACCGAACCTACGCCAGATGAGGCATCGAAGTCTGAAACTGCGCTTGCAAACGCTGCTACAGCGGCGAGCGAGCGTGAATCAAGAGCTGGCGACGTTGAAATACGCCCTCGGCGCGATAGAAGCCGTGAAACAGGCGGGAGTCGTTCCAGTTGATGTTTAGAATTGGCGGTAAGCTATACCGCGAGCACTACATGTGCTTTCACTTCCATCGGGAGAATATCTACTCAGCTTGGCAGTTGATCGGAATGTACTCGGCCTATCACAAGGATGCTAGGTCGAGATACATCTTCGATTATAAGTATTTCGAGAAGCACTTCAATAAAGAGTGCGAAAAAGCTGGCGATCTGTGCGGAACAGAAGATTTCTTGCTGAGTTGGCGTCAGAAGCATATTGAGCTGAATAGCGTCATTTCGAAGACTGTGAAAATCTGCAATGGCTTTATGACTCCTAATTCCAATCTTCAAGAAATGTGCAATCAGTATCTGGGAACGAGGGATCCTGTGAAGATGGCGAAAGTGGCCATCATGCTTAGGAGTCCAGGAAGATTCTATCCGATTGTTTTTGATAATAGGATTTACCGCGATGAGCGCGAACACCTAAAGAACGCGAACGAGATATGAGTTCAACAGAGCAGAATATCGGTTTCGAGCTTCTTTCGCACAATGTCAGTGAGATCACTGACAAAGATGTGTGGAAGACGTCTGATGGTGTTATTGCGCTCAACGATGACGTTGTCCAAGAGATGACTAAGGACGACGAGAATCCATTCTTTGTTGAGTTTGTCGGCCTCTATGAAGGCTTGAGCAACAACGATAGAATCTACACCGCACCGGCTGTCAAGTCGTGCGTTGACGCCATGGTAGGCGTGAACATGTACAAGGGCCATGAAGAGCCTGGTACGCAGAGCTGGAAGTACCGCGAACCTGTCGGTAGAATCATCGCTGCTAGAGAGCAGGTAATTGACGTCGAAGGCAAGAAAGTACTCGCCGCCATTGGAAAGGCTTACATCTCTAATGCAGATGGCAAGCTGCGTAATGACATCAAGAAGAAGATGGCTGGTAGCGTTTCAATCCTTGGCACTGCCAGGATGACTAGAACGGGTACTGAGACTACCCGAAACGTTACCCATCTTGTGAAGCCTTTGAAGAGTGTGGATTTCTGCAATCCGGGTGCAGGCGGTCTAGTTCACGCTGGAGTGACAGCTATTGTATCTGAGATGGTAGTTACCACAATTGGAACTGAAACCATAACTGAGGACACGATGACTAAGAAGCTCACCAAGGAAGAGCTGCTCGCCGAATACAAGACCGAAATTATGGCTCTTGTTGGTGAGCAGTCGGCGACTGAGATTCAGGAGATCGCGAATTCGACTCGTGAACTGGTGCGGGAGCGCGAAAAGTTCAAGGATGAGAAGGCGGCGATGGCTGCTGAGGTCGCTGAGATGCAGGCTGCTGTTCAGTCCGCTAAGGACGAGTCAACTTCATGGCAGAGGCGTTTCGAAGACGAGCGTAACGCTCGAATCGAAGGCGACCTGAAGGTTTACATGGCCGAGCAGGTTGTTGAGATGAAGGCCAAGCCCGGCAATGACGCCAAACTGGTTGATGTCGCTATGAAGCGCGTCACTATTAAGGTTGTCGAGGGCGACCTGGAGAAGAGCAAGGCGGCTTTGAGTGACGGCATGGGTGCCGCTTACGCCGAGATCGCCGAACTGGCTGAGATGGTCGGTGGCGAGCGCGCCACTGCCGCTCGTCGCACACACACCGATAACCCGCCCGCTCGTAAGGGTGGCGCGAAGCTTGATACCATTTTGGCTTCAAGCATCGTTGATGCACGCGCCAAGCGTGCTGGCAACTGATCACAGTAGGAGAAACATCAAATGGCTAAGAACTTTCGTCAGCAGGGTAACTCGATCACGATCAGTGGCGTGACGAGTGGTACAATCGTGGGCGGTAGCCTCTACCGTCGCACGGGTAGCGCGGCGACCGGCAGAGCCTGGATCGGTGTTGTCGAGGATGACATCACTGGTTCAACGGTCCAACTGACTACGCTGGACGGTCGTCCGATTCAGATCGGCGACGGCGTTGCAGCTGAGTCACAGACGGGCACCGGCAAGGGTGACATGACCATCGCGGGCGTGTTTACCTTCCGCCTGCCTGCTTCCGGTACGCTTGTCGTTGATGGCGACCCGCTTTGGGCGCAGTTCACGAGCAACGTGGCCTCGGGCGTCACCGATAACGTCATCGGCGATGTTTGGATGGGTGCCATCAGTGGCGCTCTTGTCGGGTTCGCGGTTGGCGGTAACTACACGGCCACCACGGTCCCCTTCACTGGAATGAACGTGGTTGACGTCAAGCTCACCGGCTTGCCGCTGCACGGTCTGGCTGCGATCGCCCCCGCGACGCTGGCGTGATCTAACAAAAGAGGACAACTCAGATGGGCAAGCTTTTCAAGGATAATGTCAACTTCCGCAATGGCCAGATGGTCATTGAGGAAGATGGTCAGGTGCAGGAAATCATCGCGACTTCCGACACCAAGCAGTTCTTCACGACTGCGGTCAATGAGTTCTTCATGCAGAACGATAACTCTGCCGACATCGGTTGGCAGGACATCTTCCGCGTGATCCCTGGCCGTGGTCATGGTGAACTGTTCCCCTTCCGCCCCTCACAGGTGGTGACGCAGCTTTCAGGCGCTAACGAGCCGGCTACGTTCAACGCCGCTGAGGATGCGGCCTCGGCTGGTGCTTACGGCATCATGTTCACCGAGGTTGGTGAGAACGGCGAGATCAAGTTCAACCGAGTCACGTCGGCTGAGAAGTACGTTCGTCACGTCAAGTACGGCGCTGCTATCGGCTACTCGAACGAGTGGTTCACCGATGGCCAGATGGGCCTGATCGAGATGGTGACGGAGGACTTCCGTTCGGCTGCGAATGACAAGATGGCCGCCATTCACTATGGCGCTATCTTGGCGTCGGTCAGCTCTGGCCTCAGTGGCACGACTAGCTTCAGCGGCACGGGTACGTCAAACGTGGCGAAGATGATCAACACGTTGAATGAAGCTTCAACGACCATGCGCCGCAACCGTCACCGTCCTGACGTCCTGCTGGTCCCGCCGGAGTGTGAGCCTCTCGCCAAGCTGGCCATGACCACGCCGGGCGACTTTGGTGTCGGTAGCGCTGCGCGCAACGAGGTGACTGGCCGCATGAGGCTGATCGTGACGGAGTACATCCCGTCTGGCACGGCCTACATGATCGAGTCCAAGAAGCGCCTCATCAGCACGAACCGCTTGCCGCTGAGCCTGGGTAACTTCCAGGATCTGCTGCATGATGCGGAGGTGATGGTTGGCAAGTTCCGTCGTGGCGTCCTCGTCGGTGAGGCTGCTGTGATCAGGGGCTTGTCGAGCATCCCGACGACCGTTGTGTCGGTGAGCGATTTCTGATACCGTAGTTAGAAGAGCCAGCCCTGCCGTCAAACCACACACGGCGGGGCTGGTTTGTTTTCGTAGCTTCATTATGAAGTGCTTCTAATAGCTATGCTTGAATGGTAGTCACTATCAGTAAAAGCTAGAACGAAAATGACTCATAACAAAATCAAGATTCTGTTCATGTCCGATTGGGGTGACACCGGCTTTGGTACTGTCGGTCGTGAGCTTTGCGCTAGGCTCGCTTCGATGGACACTTTCGAGGTGCACTATCTTGGGTGGCACGCCAACCCAAATCACCTTGAGCAAGCCCGCTCGATGGGCATTCATCTGCACACAACGCAGTTTTGGACTGGCGAGGACCAGTTCGGCAAGAATAGCTTCAATGCTATCATTGACAATGTCAAGCCAAAGGTGGTTCTGACGCTTGGCGACCCGTGGATGACTGACCATGTGGCTGTTTGCAGGGCGCGTGATAGCTTCATGTGGCTTGCTTACGTGCCGATTGACCGTGACGTTATCTCAATCCCGTGGCAATCATCATTGCGCAAGCCGGACTGCCTTGTGACCTTCAGCAAGTTCGGTCAAGAAATTGTCGAACAGCAAGTGCCGTTCCGTGCGCCGCGACTGATTTTGCATGGTGTTGACAAGGTGACCTTCCGCCCATGGTATCCGGAAGGCACAAATGAGAATACTGATCACGATGAGCTGATGACTAAGCGTAAAGGCATGACTCTCGGCAAGGAGTTTGCCGATAAGTTCATCGTCGGCTTCGTTGGTCGAAATCAGGTCCGTAAGGGCATTCCCCGTGTTGCAAAGGCTTTCAAGGCGTTCAACTGCAAGACTTGGGTCGAACGCCAAGAGGTCAACATTAGCGACCCCAAGACGGGTGAAATCGCGCAAACGATGACGGCAAATGAGTTCTGCCGCGATAAGCAGTGCTTCCGCTGCGATGTGTGCCCGGCGTTCCAGCAGCGCGAAGAGACTGAGAAGTCAATCATCTATCTGCACACGACACGCGGCGATGGTGCCGATGTGCACGATAGACCCGGCATTGGCTGGAGAATCGATGAGATCTTCTATCGTCTCGATCTGAACGGTCGCGTTGCCATCACGCCTGGTTACAAGGCTCTGCACGGTTTGCCTCGCGCAGCGCTCGCTCAGATCATGAACTGCTTCGATGTCCACTGCTTCTTGTCGCACAGCGAAGGCTTTGGACTGCCGATTGTAGAAACGCTGTCGTGCGGCGTGCCGACTCTCGTCACCGACTACAGCTCGATGCCTGAACTTGTTTCTAAGGGTGGCGGCTCCACGGTTGCCGTCCGCGACTACGACATGTTCGTCACTTGGGAGAACGAGTGGGCGAACGCTGATATTGGTGATGCTGCTGATAAGATCAACAAGGTGTTTGTTGACAAAGAGTATGCGGCACAGATGAGGAAAGATGCAGCGGCGAACGATTACGCCCCGACTTGGGATGTAGTCGCCATCCAGTTTAAAGACCTGATTCTCGAAGCACTCAACAAGAGAGGCTGATATGCGCAAGTTTGTTCCACTCTTCATTCTCGCATTTGCTAGTTGCAGCACTGTCGATGCCGCCAAGACGACAGAGGCTGCTGCCCAGCTCAACACGATCTTCACCCAGCACTCTGGCAAGTGGCAGATGATCTTCATGGCTGGCAAGCCCAGCCCTGAGACGATTGCCATTGTGATGGCCGCTGCTGAAGAAGATCGCCGTCGCTTCAACGATCTGATGACTGTCTTCGTGCAGTATCTGAATACTGCTGGTGTGATCGATCCTGTCAAGTTCCAGCAGCAGGTGTTAGAACTGGCGCGTGAGATCAAAGATTTTACAAAGTGAGGTAAACGATGCCCCCTTCCTGGGATGATGCCATCAACGCTGCTAGGCAGGATAGCAGCTACGACCTTTCACAACTCACGCCTGAGCAGGCTGCAAAGATCTTCGAGAGCAAGATCGACAAAGATCGGATCGACAAACTGATTGTCGAGCTGAAGGATGCCATTGCAACCAATCAGGCAAACGCTGTTAAACTGGCGAACGTGATTGCAATCGTGCAAACCATCGTCGCAGTTGGGAAGATCATCGCATGAAAACACTTGGAATCTTCGCGCCCTTTTGGGACACGCTTCGTGAGCTTGCTGACAGCAAGCGAGCGATGATTTTTTTGCTCGGCCTTGTTGCTATCGCCAACGCCGATTCTGTCGGCTTTGAAGGCGTGCGCGCCGAGTGCCGTCTCGCTGCTGCTGTCTTTCTCGGTGCAGTTTGGATCATCAGCCAATCGCTCACCGATATTTGGGCACCGCCGGCTGTGAAGCCTCAAGAGCCCCCTAAGCCTGTTTAATGCTCATCAGCCGTATCAGCCGCTCTTTTGGCTAACGGCTGGTAGCACTAAAACAGCGAGAAACTGCTTTAGGCAGCAGATGAAGCTGGGTGATTCGGCGTTGCCGGTCACTCGGCTTCATCTATGTATAGATAATTGAGATATGGCCACCATCCCAACATTTCTCGTCGTTGGCAATCTTGAGGCCAGACGCCATTCATTATTCTAGTGAATCAGAAATGTACATGGGGCTTGCAATCTACCAGAAGTATCTTGAATTGATTGCTGACGCCGTGCCGACACTCTGATGGCTACAACAGTTCAAGTTCAGAAGCTTCGTCGTAAGATCCAAGACTTCTACAGCAAGCGTACCGGGCAGCCGCTTGGCCCGAGTGAGTATGCTTTTGCTGATGAGGAATTGTTCGACATCATCGACGATGCAGCAGCAGAGGCTACTGACGGCACCGCTAATGCAGAGTCGATGAATGCATTACAAGAGTCGTGGTGTATGCTCATCGCTCGCGCTGATGCTATTTTACAGATAGCGCAGGACGAGGCGCGTAGAATTAAGTGGCAAGCTAATCAAGAGATTGTCGATCCGTCGAACGTAGCGCAGAACTTGGTTGAGGTTGTCAAAGCCTTGCAGCAGCGCTATAGTGAAGCTAGGCAGCGCCAGCTTACTGCCAAGATTGAGGGCATCAGCGAGCGTAGCACGGGCGGTATGCTTAACTTCAACAGCACCGTCCAGCCGCACTACCAGCGCAACTTTGACAACTCGACCGTGCGCCGAAATACCAGCCCTGACCATAGGTACTGATGGCTAGGTATCGCACCTACCAGAATATCTACATCTCAGACTCGATCGATTTGCTTCGATCCGAGCTTGAGCGTGACGTTTTTCACGGTGCCTGGTCGCCTACGCGCATTCGCGTTTACGCAACCAGCGGCATTCTTGACACATTTACTGAGGAAGTCACCTACTTTCAGTCCGATTCGTGGATGGCTGTTTCCGGGGTTGTAGGAACTATAAGGTTGGGCGATTCCTTACTTGGTCAAGGGGGTCGAGTGAAGGTGGGTGACTCCTCGGTTTTGTACCCCTTTGATCTCATCAGCGGTTTGTACGCTAACAATCTGATCCGCGAGATTGCTCTGGGTACACCGTTGGCCAGCGGGCTTTACTATGTCGCCGGTAGCGATGTCACTGAGATCGCAGGCAACGCCATACTCATCAAGTTCGCCCTAACGCTAGATCGCAATGGCTAAAACTACATTCGGCTTTAGCAACATCAACGGCAGAGCCTTTGATATCAAGGTGCTTGAAACTCCGAATGGCTGGCCTGCGCACAGCACTCTCAAAAATCTCCGCGAGTACATCGTGGAAAAAATAAATGATGCTGGTCGAAACGCTAAGAAGCTGACAAAGACTCCTAACTGGTCGCCAAGACTCACAGGCAAATTGATCAATTCGATCGATTGGATCGAAGCGTCGGGGTCAGGCCGACAACGTATCCTTTCAGGTGCACTCACAGTTAGCGTGCCATACGGTCGCCGGCAAGAGTTTGAACACAAAACCAGGGGTCGTTACTTGGCTAGGGCGATTGAACGTGCTCAGAGACTGTTTGTTCGTCACTTGCGCGACAAGAATGTGATGGAAGACATCATCTTCGGTCGCAGAAAGCAAGCTAGCGGTGGCGGTGTAGTTGGCGGGCAGAGGTTCTAATGGATAGAGTCACTGACTACGCTTGCAAGAGCATGACCCGCTACCTTGGAGTGGCGGTATCGGGCCTCAATGATTCTAAGGTAGTCAGCACTGACTTCGACTGGGATAAAGCCCCTGCGCCTGGAACACTCGGCAATCAGCAAATCACTAGACCGCTGCCGTTTGCTGGCGTTGTCTTGGTTCGTGATGGCGACAAGCCGTTTAGCCAAGGCAATATTCTCTACGATCGAGAGATTCTTATTCATGTCGAGTTGTGTTGCCGATCGTACACCGATCTGGTGAACATGACTGCCAGTATGCGGCAGTCGTTGCGTTCGGCTGTTAACACAGCCACCTCAGGCATCGGAGTGCCACTCTACGACTACGCGGCAGTGAGCGGTGCGTACTACGCCAACGTTGGTACGATGCAAATTGACATCGGCAATTCTGAGTTCTTTGGTTCTGAGAATACGAAAGATCAAGGAAATCGCAAGTATCTTTCTATCACACCTATTGAAATGACCGCTTTCAAAGATGTCACTGCCACATTGCTCGAAAATATGGGACGAGTCAATCTAACTGATTCCTAGATGCGGTGTATAAAGCTGTGTAGTAGAAACTGAGGATTAAATGCCACGCAACCCCAACGGACCTGAAGGTTTCATCACTACCTTCAAAGACCTCGGCTCTTTCATTGCCATCTACGATGAGCTGTTGACAGGCCAAGGCGGAGTTCGCACGAAGCTCGTGTCAGCTGTTGAGCAGCAAGACTACGACTTCGACACCGTTAAGTCGCTTTCGACGTTCATCAATAACATGACGTCGGCGTCGAATAACCTCGACACTGCGATCACTAACCTTCTTTCAGCTACCAGTAACTACCTGACGACGGTTACTGGTCCTGACATTTCTTCGGCATCCACAACTGCATCAGGCGTTCTTGCCGATCTGGTCACTGTCATGCGCGGCGCTACGACTGGCGCTGGACCTTCAGGCATTTTCGTACTGCTCAGCGGCCATTTCCATACCTTCTTTCTCGAAGAGTATAACGTTGGCCTCCCAGCCACGAGTGGCTCGGTGCTGCTCACTGAGAGTGAATCGATGGATCTCATCTCAGGCACACAGCCTGCGATCCGTCGTATGATCTCTGACGCCTACGCGGACTGAAAGTTGTATATCTCACTGTAACCACAAAACGATCACGATTGCAGCCATGAAAGCTGCAATCAGTCAGGAGAACTAAGATGGCAGGCATTCACGGCAAAAACGCCTCGATCAGAGTCTCGACGACCGAGACTTTGATCTCTGGCGTCGAAATGGTTCCTAGCGGCAGAGTCTTCCAAGTTGCTGATGGTTCGCGTAACTGGCGATACGATCGCGAGAACACGCTCATCCAGTTCACGACTGGTCTGAACCAGGGTACTCCAGCGCTTGCGAACGACTCTAACGGTGTTGACATCAACACGCAGACGCGCCTCGTCAACTACGCTGGCGGCGCTATCCACCTTGGCCAATACCCGTCAGTGCTTTCGGGTGTCTACGCTATGGCAACGTCGATGACGTTGACGACTATTGCCAATCTCGTCGGTGACAACCGCAACTTCACGGCCACGATCAGCTCCGACACCGTTGACTCAACAGTCATGGGCGAAGCGTGGAAAAGCTTCGAGGATGGCTTGCTGGGCTTCGAGGGTTCGTTGGAAGGCTTGGTGCTGGATAATTTCTGGTATAAGCAGGCAGTTCAGACGCTGTCCGGCCTCGCGCCGCGCATCGTCCTGCGCTTCCAGGTTGACCCGAAGCATGTCAACACGTACTACCAGGGTACGGTGGTGTTCCCGTCCTTCGAAATCACGGGCGGCTACGATGCGCTGATTGAGCGCTCGGTTGACTTCCAGGGTCGTGGCCCGCTGGACTTGATCGAGAACAACGTGCCGTTCTTTAAGATCCATGCCACGAGCTGAGAAGTGAAGAATCCCTAGCGTTTGGCCACGCTAGGGATTTTTTGTTTTCAAGTTTTAAATAGTCAGTATTCAAATCGAAATGGGCAAGCTCATCTCAAAGTCCGAGATCTTTAGTAAGAAGGGTCTCGATCCACGTACTGTCTTCGTTTCTGAATGGGGCGGCGACGTTCTCTATCGTCCAATGTCGATGGTTGAGCGTCGTGAGATTCGTAAGAAGTGCTCCAATATCACAACTGGCGCTGGCGGCGAAACGCAGATTGACCTCGATGCCGAGAAGATGGAAGTTCTTGCGGTCATTTACTGCGTGATCGACCCCACTGACAAGGACAAGCGCCGCCTGATGTTTGGCCCTGACGATGTCAGCATCCTCGAAGAAGAGTTGACTGCTGGTGCCGTTAGCACGGTCGCGCAGGCAATTCTCCGCGATAGCGGACTGGCCGGTAACTCGCAATTTCGAGGCGAGAAAAAGACTGAAGAATGAGCCAGAGTTGTATGTCATGATGCAACTTGCATCAGACAAACACTGCTGGCTGTCTGATCTTGATGATATACCATCAGAGGAACTGCACCTCTGGATCGCCTTCTACCAGCTAGAAGAAGAGAAACGCAAGCTGGAAGAGGGGAAGAATAAGTAACTTGAAGCGGTCTGCCCTGTATCTAGGGTAGACCGCCCATGGCAGTTAACTTCCTCGTTGCGTTCAGAGTTGCTGAGTATGCTGCAACTCCCCTGCGTAGGATATCTGATGCTACGGTTAGACTAGCTGGTAGTGCGTCTACCCTAAGCTTAGAAGCTAGGGCTGCTAACGCATCCCTCCTAGCTATCGGAGTTGCTGCAAATGCAGCGCTCGGAGCCATGGCAGTGTCGGCATCTCGAGTCGAAGATTCTATAGCGCGACTTGCGACTGCAACAGAGACTATAACTAGCAGCATTGAGACTGCTTTAGGAAATGCTAAAGCTGCTGCTATAAAATTTTCTCAAGACTATAGCGCTGATGTTGAAACAATAATTAGGGCACAGTTCAGACTTGCGACGGCTGGCGTCCCAGTCAAAGAACAAATTGATGCAGTTCAAGGTTCATACAAACTTGCCATTGCGACAATGGGCGAGTTTACCGTTGCCGCCGAGCTTCTTGGAAGCTTCTTAAATACATTCGGTAAAACGCAAGAATTAAACTTCCTCTCGCCGACAGAGAAGGTTGCAAAAATCACCGATATTGCATCCGCAGCAGTTCAGAAGTATCAGCTCGATCTAAATAACCTTAACGATTCACTGAAGTTCTTAGTTGGCCCAGCAACAACGCTCGGTCTGCCGATAGCTGAAGTATTCGGTTTCGCTGGTGCATTGAATACGGCTGGCTTCCGTGGCACTCTGGCCGGTACGGCTATCTCGAACGCATTCAATAAGATTGAAAATGCAATCGATAAGTTAGGTCTCGATCCCACCGCATTCACAGATGTTTCAGGAAATCTAACTGACTTTGCTACTTTCTTAGATGAAGTTGAACGTGCAACTGCCGGCATGACTTCAATTGAAAGGCAGAGTAAGTTTATTGAAGTTTTCGATATTCGAGCTGGTCGCGCAATCAATACACTTATTCAGATGAAAGCTGGCGTGCGTGAGTTCGTAGCTGAGTCCGATGCAGCTATTGGGACGACTGATAAGTTAGCTAAGATAATCGAGAGCACGACAAGCTCACAATTCAAGCAGCTTGGCAACGTACTGGCCAATACTTCAGCGGTTATAGGTCAAAATGTGAATGATGCAATCAAATCAGTGATGCCGACATTGAAGTCGGCTGCTATTAGCATGTACGAGTTTGCTGCTGCTAACTCGAAATCAATTGCAGCGATCATTGGGTTAGTGGGAGCTACGCTCGCAGTAAGCGCTGTAGTCATAACATATGGGCTTGTTGTCACTCAAACTAGCAATGCGCTTGCGCAATTAGCAGCAACAAGTGTTGCTGCTAGATATGCTATCATGGTGCTGCGAGGCGTCATGGTATTTGCTTCGATTGGAGTATCGCTGCTAGCGATAGCTGCCGCACTAGCTTTAGTCGTATCAGGACTCAAATCGTTAGCTTCTGTTTTCGATGAAAATGCTACGCTCGGTCAACGGCTTATAGCAATAGTTCTAGGTATCACTTCTGTCGCTACTGGTGCCTTGTTGGCATTCGTAGGATTTAGAATGGTTTCTGGCTATATTAACTCGCTGGTAACCGTATTCAATGCACTGACATCAGTTCTCTGGACAACTAATACATCAGCTGTCCTATTAGCGAGATCGCTCTTTGCAATATCCTACGCTGCATCAGCGATCTACTTAGCTGCGAGCGCCGGTGAATCGCTCAACACTGCGTTTGCAGAAGGCGCAACTGCTGGTGATATGTTCTGGAATCTAGCCATTGCAGCCGCAAAAGCTACGTTAGCAATAGCGCTAGTCGCTGCTGCGTTCAATCAACTTGTCTTAGCACATAAGAATCTTGCTGTTGCCACATGGTGGGCGAACATAACTAGCAATGCTAAAAGATTCTTCATTATGCTTCGTGCAAATATGTTGCTGGTTAATTGGGGTCCAATGATAGTTGGTTTGGGGTTATTGACTGCTGCATTCTATACGGCGAGTAGGGCAGTTGATATATGGGGTAAGGTTACTGATGATTCGCTTTCATTAGGCGAAAGAATGGGCATGGTACTTGCCGCGTTCACGATGAGCGTCATTACCGTTGCGTTTGCTGTCGCGGGATTAAAACAGGCTTTTTACGCCTTGACAGTTGCCCAAAGAGCCTGGCTCGGCACTCAATTATCCTATGTAGTAGCCGGTTGGAAGCTTATGCTATCTGGTTTAGTCGGTGTATTGGCAGCAGTCGGAAATGCTTTTATTGCCGCAACGGCAGCGGCTCTGGGATTTCAGGCAGTTACGTTCCCTATATGGGTAGCGATCCTTATCGGCGCTGCTGGTCTTATATTAGTTATCTGGGGTCTCATAGCAGCGTATGATGCATTGTTCTCTTCAAGCAAAGAGGTTCAAGAAGGCGGCAAGGTTCTCAATAATAGGTTTGTTGAAAACCAGCGTGAAACTTCTGACGCCATTGCGCTAACTGCTAAGTATGCTAATGAGCTTGGTAGACTTGCGAAAATAACTCAGAATAAACTGAATGTAAAAGTAACCGTCGATACAGCGCCGCTAGGCGATTTGCCTGTGTCGAGGGCGGCTTCGAATCTAATGCTTGGCGACAGGAATATAAAAGCATTTGATGCCTTGAATAGGCAAGCTAGTGCACAGCAAGCTGAAAATAATCCCGTTATAGCACTTCTAAGACAAGTAGAAGAATTCAGCGGTCGTGGCGGAATAGTTGATCTTTATAACGGCTTTGATAAACTTTACACATCGATCAATCCAGTATACGCTGCTCTGAATGATTTTGGCAAAGCTGCGTACATGGCTAGAATTGCCGCTGATGCTAACCAATTAGCTCTGGTTAGCATGGCTAATGGCAGTAATGAAGCTGCTGAAGCATTGCATATTCTAATGAATGCCCAGACTAAACTTATGAAGAGAGAATTAAATGAGAAAGAGTTAACTGCTGTATTTGAGGCTCTTGATAAACAAGCAAGTAACTTCACTGAATCCCAGAATACGAGTGTTCGTGAATTAGGCGAAAGGTTTACCGACCTACGTAAACAGGTTAGTGATTTAAGCGCTGAATCCCTAGAATTCAAGGAATTCATTGGTCGGCCTGATGCTGACCTTCAGTATCACGTCGAACGCGGCCCTTTATTCTTTCGTAATCGCGACGTTGGGCAGCGTGCGCTGCAAGATCTTCAGCCGGCTTTCCAGGAAGTCGTCACGAAGGCGGATGAGTTGATTGCAAGAAATAGGGGTATAGAGATTAGCTTCAGCAGATTCAGAACTGCTGGTAATGCTATTAAAACTTTATTCAAAGGTGCTGAAGTCGGTGCGTTTAACTACGCTGAAGCTTTACCTAAAGCTGAAGCGAAGTTGCAGGAACAAATTAAGACTCTGCAAGATCTTGAAGGGCAGATTGAATCGAGTAAAAAAGCCCTTGAAAAATTCAAGCAAGTACCTGGATTCGATAAAGGCCAGGCTGCTGATGCGATTAAGGATCTCGAGATTTGGCTCGAACAAAGTGGTGAAAAAGTTGTTGGCATGAAGGTTGAGCTTAATGAATCTTCAGTTATTGTCGCTTCAAATAGATTTAATCAAATTATCAAGCAGTTTAGCGCTGTAGAAAATGAAGTATTTAAGAATCTATCTGAAGCTCTCAAATCTTCTGTATCAGATGCCTTCACGGTTGGATTTAAGCCCGGCACAACAGTTAAGGGCGTAGCAGATGGAATAAGGAAGCAACTTGTAGAAGGATTATCTGGATCTCTTTCAAAGGCAATATCTGCACAATTTACTGAAGAGTTAGCAGCTCTTCAATTTAAGATGGAAGAGTTTCTAATGGGTGTTGGGAGAGATTTCAGACTGAGCCTAATGCTCGATGACGGCAGCCTTATTTCTTCTCTTGAAAAAATAATGAGAACAGCATCACCAACGATCTCAAATCTGCTTGGCGGATCATTAAGAAGTGGCACTGATGAACTTCGGAAGAGCTTGTTTGATATCTATGATGAAGCTAGCGTCAAAATAATAACGGCAACTGCCGAATCATCTGCGGCTTTGATTGAGATGCAGAAGATAATTTCGCAGCCGATTGTTAATAGTGCACAGTTGCAAGATCAAATCGAGCAGCTTCGCAGGCTTCTTATCAGCGCTCATGGTGAGGGTGCTAGCGCTGCTATCGGCCCGATTGAAAATGTATTGCAGATGTTAATGAGCCAGGCGCGTGAGCAAAATACCGAAACGCCAGCCGATAAATTCCTTACTGCCGCGCAGCAGGCTGAAATAGCACTGACGAGCGTAGCCGATAGGTGGGCTGAGGTATTCGACATCGGCAGCTCACGGCTTAGTGAGAGCACCAACAATATGTTAGCCGCCATAAGAAATGGCGGGACAGGGTCAGTAGCTGATAACTGGTCGAGTTTGGCTCAAGCACTCAGTGGACAGCTGAAAGTAGCTACAAGTGCTAGCATTGTCGATGACAACGAAGTTAGCGCTCTCAGAGAGATGCTCAACGTTGTTATGACAGCGATCAGAGAGATGAACACTACTGCGGCGACTCAGCTCACAAATGCAGGTACGCAGACAGGTGCTAACCTGGCCGCATCATCTGCTTCTGTAGCCACGAACATAACGCAGGCGACTACCGGTGTCAGCCAGGCTCTTAGCGCCACAGGTGCCGCTATAGCTACGCAGATAGTAGACGCCGGGCAGGCTTTGCAAAATAGCCTCAGTACAGCCGCTACGAATCTTGCAGCGGTAGTTCGCAGCCTCGTGCCGACTGCGAAGGAGTTCAATGCTACAATCAGCTCTGGCATAAAAGACTTGATTGATAACATCAAGCAAGCTAAAACTAATGTTGGAGATGGTCAGCAGCAAGTCATTGAGAAGAATATCGATGTCAATATCAACGCGCAGCCGCAAAACATCAACATTCAAATTCAGCAGAGTGGTACCGGCACTGGCGCTGCTTCTTCACTCCAAGAGTTTGATATCCGTAAGATTGTTCAGGCTGCGACAACGGCTCTGAACGACAGAGTGAACGCGACGATCAGGGAGTTGGAAGTGAGGCTCAGACGTCGATGATGAATGTAACTTTCTACAATGACGATGACTCGCTCGACCTGAAGTATGTTAAGTCGGTTGAGTGGGACTCAGAGTCCTCAGATGATATCATCGTCAACAAGATGAGTCGCGTTGGGCAGCGGCAGCGCACAATCACTATCAAGGGGTTTGTGCATAAGGGCTTCATCGACAAGAACGTTGAAGCTCAGCAGCAACTTGAAACGAACCTGCTCACCGTTGGTAGCGGTAAGCTGAAGTACACTGGTGCTGACGACTTTGTTGACGTCAGATTCAAGAGCATTACGTTTGCTGAATTCAATGGCAACCCGATTTGCCTGTTCACAATCAAGTTCACGACGCAAGAACTGAATATCCACGCGCACTACCCGGTCAAAATCGGTGATCTAATCCTCGCGTCAACATCTGGATTCGAACATCCGACCGTAACGCAGTCGATCAAGTCGCAGGGTGATGATGAAAGCATCAACACTATCCGTGCGCAGACGATCAAGATCGAAGGCACTATCGTTCACTCGTCGCGTGATGAAATCAACAAACTTCAAAAGCAGTTGCTTGATGAGGTTGGCGATAAGCAGTCGCTTATCCTGACACTTTCATCAGATAGCGGCGACTACTCGTCAACTATCATTGTTCGTCCGCGTAGCATTGATTTCTCTGCACCTACATTGCGCGGGCAGAGCGCGGCAAGAAAGTATTCGATCGAGTTCCAGACCTACGACGACTACACCAAGGAGCCGTACACGCTCGGCGAAACGCCAGCGACATTTGGTAACATCGCGCTCGATCTGGTTGAGAATGTCGATAGCAGCGTCGAGTATGACAAGTTGGCTGCTAACAACCCCACCAATCTGAGCGAGTCGCTGCAAGTCAGCGGCAAGAAGTTCTTCGCAAACTATGTGGACTATGAGGCATTCCGTGCGACGTTCAACCCCTTCCCGACCTCAACATACATCTACACCAGCACCAGCGGCAATAGCCTTGATTTGACCGATATCAGCATCAGCAAGTTTACTCGTGATGGCAATTTCGCTAATACGACCAAGCGGTACAGCGCAACAATCAATCTCCAGTTCAACTGGAAGAAAACCATTGAAGACCAGAGCTATGAGGCTCTAGTGACGCGGTTTGGCGTGGCGTGGTACCGCATTCCTACCATCACGTTTAATGCACAGATCAATAACTTTGGAAGCATTGTCTCAAGATCGATCAATATCAGTGGTTCTATTAGAGGCACATCGGCCCTCAACACGCTGAAAGGCTTGGTTGGCACTTCGATCAACTACGAAGCGCCTTATGAGAACTTGTACGTTAACTCAGTCAACGTCTCGAGCGTTGATAAGGTGAACGTCGCTGGCGTTACATCTACGATGTACAGCGTGAGCGTGAGTGCGACGCAGCTCGAAAGCTCATCGCAAGCCAACTATTTCATCGCCTCCCTCTTCAAGATGGATAAGGCTGGCGCTGAAAATACAGTCTACGCGGCTGAAGGCTTGCAGCTTGAGAATATCACCAACTACTCGAAGTCAATTTCTAACAAGTTTAACTATCAGCAGATGAAATTTACAGTCACAAGCATTTCGCTCTCAATTTCTGGCGAAGTGTTTGCGCCTGACCAGGCCGGTAAGCCGATGCTACCAAACAAAATCATCAATCTGATTGATAAGATTGATGCCCTTCTTTCTGCCGATCTGAGCACGCAATCGCTCACAAACCCTGTACCGAACACGATCGTACAAGGCGAGATTCTGCCTACGAACTCTGAGGTGAGGTACTTCCTCAGCAACATTGGCGTTGGTGAATGGCAACCGGCTATTGCCCCTGAGGACTTGGCCAATGGGAACGGTGTCAAAGGCTCGCGCTACTGGAAGCAGGTTGTTTCACTGGGTGCTACGGCTGTGTTCGACTTGTCGGGTGGCGGTAGCGGCACAGAGCCTGATGCGATCGAGACAAAATCGATCGAAATCATTGAGGAATCTCCTAAATTTACTCAGCTTCAAGTTGTGGGTTTCGGTACTGTATTTAAGCGTATCGGCACCAACCCTGGAAAAGCTTCTGTCAGCTATGAGAAGAAGTTCAAGGACGCTAGCACTTACCAACCGAGCGACTTTGGCGCTGATGACGTCGATCCGACTGGATGGGCGGGGATCAATAAGAGCATTGTTGTGAGGGATTCGAGAGAGCAGCGCAACCTCGTCAACCGTCATAGCGTCGAATACGAAGCAACTGAGAAGTTGGGCAGCTAATGAGTTCGCACGACATCAAGTTCATTCTTGAACCAGATGAAATCACGACGACTTCATTCAAGAATGAACAAGGCAACTACTATGCTGAAGAGCTTGTAGCTGGCCCGCAGGCTAGCGCTAAGTTTAAGAGAATCGAGGACAAAGATGTCGCTGGGATTACCCTTGAGAATATCAATGTTGCGAATACTGGCGTCAAGATTGATTTCGGCAGCGACGGCGTAATCTATGAATCGGTAGAGTATGATGGAAGAAAAGAAGCTGAATTCTTCAAAATTAATTATGATTACAATACGCCTGATGCGTACCTGTTTAACGGTCAGATGGATGGCGTGAATTATGCTGAGCCTGATCAGCCAAAATTCACGGGAATGTCTTACACCCAGATATTTGAAGACATTATAACTAACCAGGCACCAAGTGCGCAGTTTGAATTCAACGAAGGAGAATGGAAAGAGGCTACTGATGTAACCGATGAGGATGTCTATGCGGGCGAATTTAGTTTTAGAAATACACCGCTTAATCAAGTCATTGATGAGCTTGTAAAGCGGCAGGGCAATGTTCTGTGGTGGGTTGAGTGGACGGGCTCTAAATGGGGCTTAAAGTTCAAGAAGCGCGAAGTCTCTGAGTCAGATCCGTTATACGCGGCGACAAGCGGCGCTAAGGAAGCGCTTAATGTTATCGGGCTTGACCTTGAAGGCCCAGGTACAGAGCTTGAAATAAAGGTAAAGGTATTTGATCAAGGCGCTGGTTGGAAGGTGCAAGTCGGCGGGCCTGGATGGAGAGGTGGCGTAAGAAGGCCGAACCAGCAACAATGGGAAAAAGATGGTAAGTCGCCGCCGCCGGTAAGATTTCAAATAGAGTTTAGCGGCGATGCAGGGCCGTTGCCGCCCGGTCAGGGTGAAGAGGTATTAGGTCGCCGTACAATTCAAGACGCTGTGCGTGTAGCCGGCGCTTCAGCAGGTCACGATATTGGTCAGGTTAGCTCAGCGTATTATGGTTACAGCAATCTCTCTGCTAAAATTAAAGATCTTAGAGAAGATACTAATCTCAATTTATCTGATATTTCTGTAGCTGGCTTTCATTCACTTCCAGTGCCGGGGCTGTCCACTGGTGACCAGCAGGACGTTCAAGTCTCACTCGCCGTGCCAATGTCGCCTGATGCGGTTGGCCGTACATGTCGTTGGGGACATTTTATAACGGTGCCAGGTACAATTGAAGGATTGAATGATGATTTTCCTGAAAAACCTAAGTTCCGTGACGATACTGACAACACTAATCCATGGCGCGTAGGCAGAGAGCTTCTCACGCACCCTGATCAGAGCCAATTCGTTGAGTTTGCAATATCTGCTCCGCCTGAAATAACACATCTACGAAATGCTAAAGGAGAGTCAGAGTTCCAAAAACAAAAAGAATTGCTGAAAGATCAAGCTGAATCAATGGTGGGTAAGCTGTGGAGTGGCGGTAGCGGCGGTAGCGGCGGGCAATCGGGAGGCTCGGTAGTTGCTAATGCATATGTTGTCCAGACTAGTTTTGCTGCACCTGGCGAGCAAGAACTGACGTGGAGAATTGGAATCGTAGTCTTTTTTGAAAAAAGATACGAACCGTTAGAAAACTATCAAATCGATCCCCTGAATTCGAAATTACTAATCAGCACAAAGAATTTCAGCGGCTTCGGTGACTGGAGTGCGCCTGGAAGAAAACTACAGTCTGGGGTAGAAGATGAACCGCCAAACTTCAGGTGGGTTACAGATGAAAAGTACTCGACGATTGCGCAAGGCAAGGCGAGTCCGACTAACCCGCTACCGCTGCTTTGGATTCCTATCGAGGATGCGTTTGAAACTCTGTACGCAGTAGATGATCCAGCTGAAGAGTGGGGTCAAGAGATAGTATTCCACGGCATCTATACGGTGCCTGTGCCCTATGCGACTTATCCACAATCGAAATCGAGCTTGCGCGGTGAAGATGGTCCTTTCGAGACTGAAATAGGAGATTATGAAGTTCATAATGTAGTTTTGAATGCTGCGAAGGTTGACGGCTACCCATTGCCGGAAACTAACCCGCCAGAAGAGTCTAGAGATGATTTTGAATTAATGGAGAAAAGAGCGCAGGTAATTGGCGAGCGAGCCAGTCCTGCAACAAATCAGAAAGGTAGTTATGAAATATTTCCTGGTAATAAGGACGACATTCAGCTCGGCGTTTACACAAACGGCGGCATAATTGTCAAAATACGGCATGACTATATTCCTTACTTCAAGACAAAATTCTATCTTGAAGGTGCAGTCGAAATAGATGAAGTTCCGCCAGTTTATAGAAAATCAATCGATCAGATTGAAAGGCTGAAGAGCCTCATAACTGTAGGCGACGAAAAGTTCAGGAAAATTCAACGCTCACTTATACAACCAACGATCGATAATGCATCTGATACAACCGTGCGACCGGGAAGTCGCGGAGTAGATGTAGGAACCATAACGGCACGTATAGACGTAGTAGCCGGGTCTAATACCAGCCAAAAGAGCGGCACGTTTGCAAATGCGCCTGACATTAACTTCAGCGGTTACGGCGCATATGGGCCGTTTTCGGCGCTGTACGATAATGCAGGATCAAGATTTTTTAGCGATGGTCTAGTTGTTGATAGATTTCCTAGCCAAGGAAGGTTTTCACGGCCTGATAATTTTAGCTCACCAGTTATAAGTTATGACAGTACTGAAAATATTCTGTCAGGCCAGAAAACTGGCTTCACGCATAATTTCATAACGCTCATACAATCGAACACTGGCGGCGGCCCAGGTGGTGGACCGGCGTATCGCGTTGCACTTAATATAGATGATAACGCAAACAATCTTGATAATTATGGCGGCGATAGGCTCACTGTTCGTGATGCGTCGCGGGATGGCATACTTAACTCATGGATTAAGTCTAATCAATTCTTTGTAACTAGAAAGCGCGATAATGCAACAGCATCAGCGAAAATTTCCACGCACTTCGGTCTAGTGCACGCAGATGAAACTGGTGGAGGGGATCCGGTATTTAGACGCGGCGCTGTGATGGGTATTGGAAGAAAAAATAATGAGCTGCACAACTTCTCTTTCATCTGTAATTTAGATGCAGGCGAAGGTTCAAACTATAACGACCTCTGCAAGAGCTTATTTCCTACTTTTACTGACTACACTGCGATACCGCAGCGTGTTGGCATATTCTTAGGCCCACATCCTGAAGATCCTGATCCTGATAACGGCCTTAATCTTTGGTATGAACTAAGGCTTAGAAATATAAGCACTGCACTCTTCACCGAGAGTGTCGGTGAAATATTTGAAGCAAAGTATCGTCAAGTAACGCCACAAACTGGTGGCGGCCCGCCCAATCCCGTTAATCTTAGGCACGAGCTTAATTTAGGCCCGTTCCGTGAGATCAGGAAGGTGCGTGCGAAGGTCTTGATAGGGCTATCAGAATATGAGCCTATAATACGAGAGGAGCTTGATGTTAAACCACATGGCCAAAGAACTTCGGTAGTTGAGCGAGGCCTCAAGGATTGGAGCGGCAATCCTAATGCTCGCCCATTCTGGAGAATAAATCATGGCGATAACCCAGTCATAGGTAATCAGCAAGCCAAGGTGGAGTTCCATGAAGCCGCGCAAGTAATAACTGGATCGAGCGGCCTACCCAATTTTAGCAGTGTAGAGACGCCTGTATTTGACATCCTAATTGGCGGCACTTATCTGAAAGTTATTGGCAGTCAAGACAATGGAATGTTTTATTTCAATGCCTTCGCCAGTAACTACATGGCGTTCTGCAGATGGCAGACTACCTGGAATGGAACCTCTGGTAAAACGCTGCTGCAAGTCAATACCGGCGGCGGCGAGCGCACCTTCGGCACGCGCCTACGCGGCACTGGTAGTACAATCGATCTGCTCGACAGCAATGATGATGTAATCGATTCTGTTTCAGTCAGTAGCGTGTCGTGGCCAGAAGATAGGCGACTTAATTTTATTGGAAATCAATTTGATCCTCGCACAACAGCCTCTACCGGAGGAATAATCAGAAATTGGAACCCAGCAATTACGACTCCTGATACTAAGTGGAGAAAGTTGGGTATAGACACGGGTACTATCAACGATATCTTTAGCGGCATTAATGGCGGAAACTACATAATCAGTAAGAAGATTCTGTATGGCGATTGGACTAGCACTGCGTCTCACACGACTGCTACAGCATTAGAAGAAGCGATCGAAGCGATAGTTAATTCTCTCAATACACTTGTTGACAAACTCAGAGATCAAGAAGCAAATTTAGCACAGTTTGCAGCCTGCTTCTTTGGTTCTGAAGCATTTGATGCTACTGGCAGCGCAATTAAATTCAATCGAATACTTAATCTGAATCTCAATAACGTACCTTCAGGTACGCAGCCGACACCTTTCAGGATTAGAATCAATGAGAATTCAGCTGAAATAGGCCACAAGCAATTGAGTGGTGTTGGCGTTCTTATCAATGATGAGACCGAAGCAGTAACAGGCTATGCCGCATCATTTAGATCTAAGATCTTCACTCTTGGCTTCTATCCTGATAGCGCGCAAGATGTAGATGCATTACTTTTCAATCACTCTAGCGGCTCTGGCGGCCACCCGCACGGCATAATATTCGGGCCTCACCGTGTGCCATCGACTATCGGAACTGCTGGCTATAAGCGCATACCAGTCACATTAACTTTAGGCGGCACGCTCCAGGGAAGCGCTACCAGTAGTTCGATTACGATAGTTTTCGATCAGATCATTACTACGCATGATGCTGACGATGCGGTAGTTGACTTTGTGCCGTTTAGAAGATCGATCACAATTCCTCTGCCGGGCCGGCGCGGCGGTCCAATGGGGCCGCTGACCGGGCCGCCGGGTAACCATGGCCGAGATGGCAATAGGGGCGAAAGGGGTCCGAAGGGTGACAAGGGCGATAGGGGTCCGAAGGGTGACAAGGGCGATAAGGGCGATACTGGCCCGACTGGCCCGACTGGCCCGACTGGCCCGACTGGCCCAACGGGGCCAACGGGGCCAACTGGTCCTACCGGCCCGACGGGTCCGACTGGTCCTCAAGGCCCGACCGGCGCTGGTAACGCAAGCGGTGCAGCGTGCTGCATCAGCGCCTTCCCTGGCGACCCGCTCAATCAATTCGGCACTGGCAACAAGATTCTTTTTACCGATATCGACGGTAACGAAGAGTTCGTGCTGCTGACTGAATTCATTGGTAGCTACGACCTGACCGATTCGAACTCATTTGCATCAACGGCAACAGCAGATAAGACGTTTGATTCAATCACTAACGTAAACGTCCTGACGAATCGTGGTGCCACGTTTGTCTTCAAGGACGTTAGAAGTGATGAGTACAGAGGCATTCTTGAGGGCCAGGCCAATATCGAAGACTTGGCGAACGATTACAACGCCGACCAAGACGGCGTACTCAATGACACGACTACAGTCACATCATCGACAATCTCCTCAAGCGGACTGACTATTTCGAAAGCGCCGGTACCGCTCGACAACACGATTAACTACGCTGAAGTCAAGCGGCGCATTGTCAATACCAACCCGCGAATTGCACTCAGTGCGATTGAGTGGTCGGCGAGATTTGGCGGCAACGGTGGTGTTCCGAACGTTGCCATTGGTGCCACGACCAATGAGCCTACGTTCCCGGTCGTCAACCCGAGGGATAACGCACACGATAACACGCTGTTCATTAGATCAGTCCTGCGCCTGAGCACTAGGCCGCCGGATATGGCTGTCGATGCCGCTGGCCGGTATGCCATCAATGCTGGTGGCTACTTGATGCCTACCGCTATCAACAGCGAAGGGCTGATTCAAATCAACACTGATGATAACGCTCGCGTTGCCTTCACTGGCATCCACGGCGCTATCTTCGGCATGTTGCGCGACGCGCTCGGAATTGACATTCGACAAGACAGGATTGTCAGTCGTCGTGCGTTCGGCATTGGCGGTACAGTGACGAGAGTGACTGGTGCTGGTGGCGGCATCACTACTCAAAATGTCATCATCAACAACTTCGGCATTCACGGTGCCCACTACAGCGATGATGGTGAGTACCCTGATGCGCTCTATTACAACAAGAGCATTCCATCTGGCACGATCGTCTGGGGCGGCGACATTGGCAAGCTGCGCACGCAGCTCAACAGATTTGACGGACTCGTAGCAACCGGCAACTCAGGTCTTTGGATCGGAGGACTTAATTATGCTGTTGAAGGTGATAGCGTTGAAGAAGCAGTTACGAAGCTCGACACGCAACTCTACAAGGCCAGTGGTCATTTTCAGAACGATTACTCGCCGCCTAGCGCGCCGGGCGTCTTCACGGTCACACATAATCTCAAATCCATTCCGCACGTGACGATCCTCAATGCTTCGACTCTTGAAGTCCTGCAATGCGGTATCAAGCACTCTAGCACCTCGGCATTCGACGTCACGTTCAAAGCCTTGCCAAGTGGCGGCACATTCACAGTAATCTGCATCACTAACAACGCTGGCGTGTGATGATTAACATCTTCGACGATATCAATCTTGGTGGCGTGTCTGAGCTTTTGAGCGGCACACTTCACGCTAGACCGAGTTCTGATAAGCCGTCAATCAGAGCAATTGGGTTCAGCGCCGGGCAAACATCCCCTATTGTCGAAGTTACAACGTCAAGCGGCTCAGAAGTATTCAAGATTTCAAATGCGATGATTGACCTGTACGCGGATACCCGCGTTAACTCAGGCAATCTTATCTTGCAGTCGCATAGTACACGAGTAGTGAGCGGTCACTATGTTGCTCCACTCATCTCTAATGCGGTATTGAGTGGTTCAATCAATGCTAACTCAATTAGAATTACGTCGCTTGCCCAAGCGACTGCGATGAGCGATGCTGTAACGCTCAACCAACTCAATACATCTATCTCTGGCACACTACTCTACAGTCTTTCATCTCATCCAGCAGAAGAGATTGATGAACTCAGCACGACTGCATTGCAAGTCGGTGGCGTTACTGTCAACATTTCTAATGGCGATAGAATCACCGTCGATGCTGTTGTAGGAATCACAAACGATTCAGGAAATGATCGCACATATACTTACACGTTCGAAGTTGGAACTTTCACCATCGACGTTACTCATCCTACGTTGATAACGTCTGATACTAGCAATCTGGCAATTTCGCGCGTGCAAGGATCTGTCTCAGTCGCAGGTGCCGCCAAAATTGGTGGAGCGCTGATGGTAGATGGAATTCAACCTACTGTAGCCAATGCTACTGCTACCGCATATGACCCAGCTTGGTCATACAATATTGATTCGTCTAATCAGACTGGTTCGAAAACAGTTGCTTTGAAAGTCACATCTGATGCTGATGACGCTAGGCAGATGCTCACACTTTTTCATCTTACATTGATGAAGATTCGTACTGCTTGATTGCTGATTGATCTGCTAAAGGAGTATGGATTGCCATGACTAGTGCATACCGAGACAAAATCTACCAAAACATCATCAAGCAACTGCGGCTTGCTAAAGAGAATCAAGATCTTCAGAACAAGTTCAAGCAGCTTGATTCTAACCGCGTCCAATGCATTGGAGCGATGGAGTTGCTTGCAGAGCTGTTTCAAGAAGAAACTGGTAAGCCCTTGCAGCAGGTGTTGAACACTGATCCTGAATGGCTTGATTTGATCAAGAAGGCCGAATCAGAAGCCTTCAGCATCAAAGAGCAAGCCGGACCACAGCTTGTCGAGCAGCAACCAGAACCGCAACCTGCTAGGCAACAGGTTGATAGTGAGCAGAAAGCGGCTCCTGAGCCAACCAAGCTTAAGAAGCTGAGCGAAAACAAGAAACCCACCCAGCAGGTTGAACAGCCTGCACTTCGTAGCCGTACACCAGTACAGATCGTGATCAATGAACAAGACGACCCAGGACCAGGCGACATTGATGACGACGCTTGAAAAGATACCAGCAGTAGTTGATAACGTGATCAGGCTCAAGCGAAATATGCTTGGGCCTGATTTGTTATCAGAGCTACGCGGAATCTTGACTAGGGAGAACCCTGCATACTTTCAAATGAAGCGTATGCGGGATCGCAATCCCTACAAGATGATGTACGCTAAATTGCCACCTGCCACTATCTCATCTATTGAAGAAGATGGCGATACTGTCTTTGTGCCGAGGGGGATTACAAACCAACTAATCGAACTCGCTAAAAGTCACGGCAAACAGATAGTGTTTTTCGACGAGCGCATTTCATATGAACGCGATAATGGAATGTCGCTGGCTGAACATATCACTCTCAAAGACTATCAGAAGAAAGCTATTGGCCGTCTTATCTTGAATGGCCACGGCGTTCTGGTAGCGCCATGCGGAGGCGGAAAGACCGTGATGGGAGTTGGAATCATCACGATGCTTCGCCAGCCGACTTTGATTCTTGTCCACACAAATGACTTGGTTGGCCAATGGCGCAGAGAATTGGCCGAGAAGAGCCTCTTGTCGGGGGGTATAGGAGTGTGGGGTGGAGGGGAAAAGAAGCCCGGATCCGTCGTTGTAGGCACGATTCAAAGCCTTGTAAAATCCAACCCCAGCAGTTTGCGGGAGTGGCTGTCGCAGTTCGGTTGCGTCATCCTTGATGAAGCCCATCACTGCCCCGCTGACACCTTCATGTCAATCATCAACCTCTGCTCAGCCCGCTACAGGTTCGGACTGACGGCTACGCCACGCAGAAAAGACGGGCTTGAGTTCTTGATGCATGACGTGATTGGCCCAATTGTCAGTGAGGTTACTGACTCAGACTTGACTGCCGAAGGTCGCTCACAGCCGTGCGTCGTCCGTGAAATTCAGACTAAGTTCTTCACTCGCTACACGGCTGACGAGTGGACTAAACTCCTCGCTGAATTGACTACTGACTCAGAGCGAAACCAAATGATTGTTGACGGCATCCACGCTGACTGGATGGCCGGGCATTTTCCGCTGGCGCTCAGTGAAAGAGTTGGTCATTGTCATGAGATTGCTAGGGCGCTTCGCGCAAAAGGAATGAACGCTCACGTTCTAGTTGGTGAAGTTCCGAAGAATACCCGCGAGCAGATTGTTGATCACGCCAAGTGTGGTTTGATTGATGCCATCGTTGCAACCAAGGTTGCCGATGAAGGCTTGGACATCCCTCAGCTGAGCTGTATTCACTTGATGACTCCAACTGCGAACGAGGCTAAGACTCAGCAACGCATTGGAAGAATCAGAAGACCCATTGAGGGCAAGACAAGCTTGGTCGTTGACTATCAAGATCTTCGCGTGCCAGCGTTGATGAGAATGTCAAAAGCCAGAAAGTCACTCTACCGGCGTTGGGGATTCACGCTTGAAAACGGCTGCGAACTTTGATTTGAAAGTTCGAGAGAGGATAGGCTGAACCTGATTTGACTTACCAACAAGTTGACTTATCAAGTTAACTCGAAACACAAAATGACTTTTTCTTTTTTTGACCCTTGGGGGTGGGGGTATGGGGGGGTGTGGGGGGGCAAGGGGGTAGGGGTATTGAAGCTTGAAAGTTAACTCGTAACTGCCAACAATCCAATGCCACAATTCACGGTTGACGGTTTCTTCATCGTTGCTTCTGATGAAGCAGAAGCTAAAAGAGTGATTGAGAAGTTGAAGAATCAGAAGGCTGAAAGGCTACTGATGATTGAGAAAGGTGACAGAACGATTATCGTTGAGCTTGACGATCAGCCGACTCGGATTTACACTCGCTACAAATCATCAATCAACTACTGCGGTGAAATCAAGTTTGATAGCGGCATGAAGATTCTTGAAGCAGCGATTGCTTCAGTTGACATCGCAAAGACTGAAGCTGCAAAGCTTGGTCAATTGACCAAGTCAGTCAATCAGAAAAGGCGTCACGACCTGGATAAGAAGGACATTGACCTCTTCTGTGCGTCTGTGCCGGAAATCGCCAAGGGGTTGTTCCAATCAATCATGCTGCAAATTGGCGCTCACACTGACGCTTATCAGCTTGAGATAATCGATGGTCTTGCTGGTATTCAAATCAAGCCTGAGAATTGGATGCCTATCTTGATTTGGTTTAGAGATAAGGTTCTCAAGTCAGAGGAAGGGCTTCAGCTACTTGAGAAAAAGTCTCACTTTCAGCTGCGCAAGGCTTTCGTAACTGCGGCAAGCCGTATGGCTAGAGGTGAGGTCAGGCACAGCAACACCATGAGGGGCGTTAAGGATGACGGCAGGGAACCAATCGACTGGATCAAGTATGCCCAGGACAAGGCAGGAAGCTGAGAAGATAGTTGAGGCCAAGTATTCCAATCTAAGTGAAAGAGATAAGCTGGTTCTTGCGAACCATTACCTTCATACGAAGGAGTGGGCTTGCGCTAATTGCCACCAGACTGGAACGCTGATAAAGGTCGATGGTTCGGTCAGAACTGCTGATTGCATTTGCAAGTTGATCCGCAAGCGGAAGTTGCTGGCTGATAAGCTTCGTAGCGAATCGAACATCCCGCCCAGGTACCATGATGTCGATATGCGCAAGTGGGTCAATGTTGGTCGCAATGATGTCGAAAAAAACATCAATGATGAGAGCTACAAGGTAGTGGAGTCATATGTCGGTAGCTTGAGCAACATGATTAGCAAGGGCTATGGTCTGTACCTGACCGGCCCCAATGGCGTAGGCAAAACATACCTCGCTTGCTGCATTGCCAATAAGACCGTCATGCTTGGTAAGACCGTCAAGTACTACACCATGGCAGTCATCATTCAGAATGAGATTCGTGGCTGGCGCGATGATGAGGCTGCCATCATCGCAAGAGGCATCAAGAAATCAGACTTGTTGATTATCGATGACCTTGACAAAGTTTACAAAACTGCGACTGGTATCGAGAGGGCGCTCTTTGATAACCTCTTGCGCGAAAGGCTACAGGGTAACAAACCGTGTATATTCACCTCGAACAGAACGATTAAAGATGCTTACGTGGACTTTAGCCCCCACGTTGCGAGTATGCTTCAGGAGCACTGTGCTGAAATCGTTCTAGTTGGTCAGGACCATCGTCAGGTTCTGTCGAGCGACATTCGCAGGAGTATTCTGAATGGCGGCTGATGGTATCGCCCTTGAGCAGACAGTACTTGGCCACGCACTCAATGACTCATCATGCTACCAGCTCTTCATAGTTGACTGTAACTGGCTGAGCTTCAGTGCTCAGAACCACAGAGTCATCGCCTACTGCCTTTTGCAGATGGCGAAGCTGGGCATTCGGCAACCAGATGAAGATAGCTTTCAGCTAGTTGTTGAATCGTTTCCAGGTGATGGCGATAAAGACTACGGCGGCGCGCAGTACATCAGATTGCTGCGTGAGTCGTTTCTTGCGCCGACTGAGAACTACAAGGTATTTCTTGACAAGTTCAAGCTGCAAGTTGTCAAGTCTAAGCTTGCCACTCAGCGCGCACAGGAGCTAATCAGGCTTTCGAACGATCCGACAACAACCATTGATCGGATTCGTGAGCTGTCGCGTGACATTGCAGCTGACTGTGAGCAGGCTGGCGATACCAATTATCGGTTCAGAGATTCGTCAGAGCTTGCTGATGCATACTTGGTCGATATTGACGACCGTGCACGGAGGCCATTCTGTACGACTGGTTTCACAGCGCTCGATACCCTGCTGTCTGATGGCTTTGCACCCAAGCAGATATCCATCTTGGGCGGCTTTACGGGCATGGCGAAGTCAACGATTGCCATCAACATGGCGCACCGTATCTCGGTCGCTGGTATCGGAACGGCGCTGTTCAGCATGGAATCAACTGACATGTCCATGATGGACAAGCTCGTTGCTACGTTGACTCAAATCGAGCTTGTGAAGCTAAAGAAGAAGTCTGGCGAGCTAACGCCAGATGACAAGCGCAATATCAAGATGGCAATCGAGCAGGTCAGGAAGCTGCCTTTGCTAATCAACGACCAGGCGAGCTTGTCGATTGATAACGTTTTGTACCAATTGCAGAGCGCTACAAGGCGCGGCCATAGCCCGAAGGTGATTTTTATCGATCTCTTCGGTAAGATCGAGGATGTTGATACGGGTGAGAATCTAGCTACTAGGATTCAGAAAGAATGTAAGCGAATGCGCGTGCTGGCGAAAGAGCTTGATGTTCACTTTGTGCTTGTAGTTCAGGTGGGTCGCCAGGGGTATGGCAAGACGAAGGGTGGCAAGATCAAGCGACCGACGCTAATCGATATCAAGAACGCCAACGCTTATGCTGAAGAGGCTAACCTTGTCCTCCTCGCACACCGCAACAAGTACTATGTTGAGGATCTCGATGATGATATTCTCGAGATACACGTTGCCAAGCAGCGTGATGGCGAGGCCAATTCGTGTGCCTACTTTGAAATGTTCGCAAATACGTCAACCTTGATGGACACTGATAAGAGGCCGCACGATCTCTAATGATTGACTTTGGCTTGCTAATGCAGCGCTCAGAGGTGGCGCTGGTTCTGACTAATCTTGGCCTCGACTTTGAGAGGCGATCAAATAAGAATGGGCATGAGCTGTACTTTGCTTGTCCAACTGATAATCATGCCGAGGACAGGCATAAGAAGAGAATCAGCATTGCTGAGTCTGGAAAGTTCAAAGGGCTTTTCAATTGCTGGGCTTGCAACTTCAAAGGCAACCTAGTCCATCTCATTAGCCACTGCATGAACATCAGCTTTCCACAAGCTATCGATGTTCTGCAAGAGCGTTTTGGTAGCGCCAATGTTGATGGCACTGATGCGCTTGTTCTTAAGTTGAAGATAGCCAAGCCGCAGATTGAAGATGACAAGCCTATTGAGTACTTTGATCTTCCTGACGACTACAAGCTGATTACCAAGTGCCATGATAATCAGTCGATTGCAGCTAGGGAATGGCTGACTACCGAGCGTCACATAACGCCAGAGTACATGGACAAGTTCGAGATTGGCTGCACAATGAGCCAGTCTATCGGCTATGCCATCGTCATACCTATCAAGTTTCGCGGGCAGTTGCGAAGCGTCTTCTACGCTCAGCCTAAGAAGGGTGGCGCGAAGCGCTATCCCAAGAACTCGCCGCAGGGTGAGATTCTGTTCAACTACGATAGTTGTCTTGAAGCGCGCTCGTACATCATGGTCGAGTCGATTCTCGATGCTATTAAGATCGAGTCGCTGACGTTGGGTAGTGTTCATCCGATGGCTTGCTTCACTAACATGATTAGTGATCAGCAGTTGCGACTACTCAAAGACTTTGACAATCACGGCATCATGCCAGACCTTGATGGCTTGCGTGGTTGGGATCTGGTCGATAGAATGATCCCAACTGTCGGAAAAGCTGCATGGATCTACATGTGCCCAATCGGCAAGGATCCTGGAGACTGCACGCCAGAAGAGTTATTTCATGCAATTGATTTTGGGACTCGGTACTGCCATTATGAGTCTGATCAGTTGGCTGGACCGTTAACTGTTACACGCCACAAAGTTACGCAGGTTAAAAAGTGAACTGGCTTGCGGCTAAAAAAAGTTTGCTTTGCGCTTGCCTGCAATGGCGTTGCGGTTAGCCTGTTGCCAAGCGTTAGGGAGGCAAATGCTAGCAATCATCATCAACAAGAAACCTGTCGGCTTCAACGAAATCGAGAAGAAGCTTGCGCAAATGATTCGGAGTATTGTCATGCCCTATTCGCGTGACGCAATGTTGAAGCGAGTTGAGGATGTTGACAGTCTGTACAACCTCGCGCTAGTCAAGCTTCATGAGGCTTGCATCAAGTTCGTCTACGAGGACGGATTTTCTGAAGAGCACAATGAGAGAAGGTTCTTGAAGCTCTTCATCACCTACGTTCGCAACGCAATGATTGATGAGAAGTACGCTGCCAATGTTGCGAAGCGTAAGCCGAAGGGTGCCATCATCCCAATCTTGGGCGAGACAGATTCAGATGAGATGTCGTCGTTCGACTACATCACCGAGCCTGAATTGATTCAGCCAGATGTCAACGACGTAGTTCACGGTAACGATATCTGTGATGCCGTCTCTAACTTGCTGAAGCCTGATGACCGCAAGATTTTCGATCTGCTTCGTCAAGGTAATCCACCAGAGGCTGTTGCTGGTAGGCTCGGCATCTTGACAAGTCGCGTGCGCCACGTACTGTATAGCAGGATCCAGCCGGCGGTAGAATCAATTTTGAAAGTTAGAATCAAAAATGCCTGACAACGTTGTGCTGTTTGAGCTTGAGCATAGCAAAGAACTCATGGCAATCTGTGAGGCTAGAGAGAGCTGCCCAACTCAAGCGCAGTACTGGTTCCCGCTAGCGAATATCGATCGCTTGTCGGTATTCATGAAGCTGGCAAAAATAACTTGCATATCTACCTTGGAGCACTTTACAAAGCTAGTTACTAGCCGTATAGTGGTTAAGGTCTAACCAATTCCAAAGCCATGCAAAACGATAAGCTCTACATCAAGGTTGCCGTTGAAGTCCCGCGTAAGCGCCGTCTCAAGATGGCGTACAACGTGTCAACCGCTAACGGACAGAAGATTCCAGCCATCAGGTTCAGCGCGCAATACCTGCATGAGCTTGGCTTCCGCGTCGGTGGTCTTTTTGATATGATCATCAACGATGACAATAGCCTCACTCTTGTCCCAGTCACGGATAACGCCGAGACTAATGGCAGCGAGAAGCTGTTTGACGGTGACGAATCAATCCAGTGAGAGATGTTTGTCCACCTACATTGTCACACTGACAGGTCGGTAGGAAGATCTCTCATAAAGCCATCTCGGCTGGTTGAGCGCGTCCTGGAGTTGGGCGGTAGCGCCGCTTGCGTGACCGATAACGGCACGTTGAGCGGCGTTATTCAACTCTATAATGCGTGCAAGAAGACCGGCGTCAAGCCGATCTTCGGCATGGAAGTCAATGTAGCGCAGGACAAATCGCTGAAGCAGCAGCAGTCTAGTACGCTGGTGCTTTTGGCGAAGAATAGTGTCGGGCTTAGTAACCTGACTAAGCTTGCCACTATTGGCTCAATGTACTTCTATTACCATCCTCGCGTGGATATGGCTGCACTTGCCAAGTTCAATGAGGGCATCATCTGCCTAACGTCGGACATCAAGGGATGGGCTGCGGCAAGATTCTTTGCCGCTGGCATGAACGGCATAGCTACTTGCTACGCTGAACTGAGCGAGTTGTACGGTGATAACCTCTATTGGGAGGTTCAACCAAGCCAAACTGAGTCGCAGCGCGTGTACAACGCTGCGTTGCTAACTGAGGCAAAGACTAACGATGCCATCAAGTTGGTAGCCACAGTTGATCCACATTATGCTACCGTATCGGATCGTGACTTCTTCGAGCGCTACCTAGCGGCTAAGAATTCACGCAACCCGTATTGGGAGTTCCCGTTTCGTGGCGACCGCCACATCATGTCTGAAGATGAGGTGTGCGCTGCGTTTGACCTTCTTCATGGTGACGGCTATTTCGTCAACAGCGTCGAACTGCAAGAGGCTGTCTGGCGAACTGGCGAAGTTGCCAATGTTGTTGAATCTTTTGATCTTCGTCAAGGCACTAAGGTGCCATCATTCAAAGAATAATGAGCTACGACCTCGACCTGTGTCACCCTGTGACTGGTAGAGTCTTGCATTCTGAAGAAAAGCACTTCATGCGAGGATCAATTTATGCTGTCGGCGGCACGACGCAGCTCGGCCTCGCAATGACGTACAACTACGCTGATCGTTTGTACAAAGTCATCAATGGTGGTATCAAAGCGCTTGATGGTTCCCTTGCCGCCAACGCTATCCCGATTCTAGAGAAAGCTATCGCCCAGCTTGGGAATGAGATGGGCATCAGCTATTGGGATTCAACCGATGGCAACGTGAAGACTGCCCTATATCAAGTACTTGCAATATGTAGGATGCGTCCCGACGGCATCTGGAAAGTTACGTAATGGCTTGGGGTGATTGGCCAGCAGTGCGCTTCGTGCGCGTGCCGTATGTCTATCTGGCAACGAGGCAACTGCTCTCGTTCAGGTTGATGACTATTCGGCTGCTTGGCATCATTCACGACGTACATAATGACATCCCGAATCCAGACTGGGATGACCCGCTCGTTCCAGTCTACATGTATCATCCGTCGTTTCTCAAGTGGTCCCATGCAAAAGCCACCTCGGAATTACTTAGACGAGGATACAAACCCGGTAAGCTGGCTGATAGGCTAGTTCAGGTCAAGAGTAGACCTCTTGCTGAATGGCTACCGCCAACTGATGATGAGATTGCCGAAGATTTGGCATGGCTCATACAGCAGTGGAAGCAGCGTTTGCTTCCAGGCGGTGAGAAGATTCCTGCAAGCTACATCGATTTACTGAAGGAAAAGTATGGGTACGGTCCTGAGCAAGCCGCTTGTGAGAGAGTTGACTGGCTATCCGGGCGTCACCGTGACAGTGACTCCGGGTGGTATCACCTTCAAGGTGAAGAGGCGTCACAAGTCTGTGACAATTCCTTGGGCAAAGGTGTTCGGTGCCGCCGCTATGAAGGACGCAAATGAGACTATTCTGCTCATTGGGTCTGAGATGGTGCTGAAGGAAATTGGTTACGATCCCAATGCGGCTAGGAAGGCGTCATCTGATTCACAAACCGATAAGAAGGAACCTGCGTCGTGATTCTGAATAGAGATCGTCTGGTTGGCATTCTCAATATCTTGGGGACTGCGGTTGGCAACAAAATCATGAAGGTTGCCGATTATGTGCAGTTTCGTCTGAATCGTGAGACGAGGCGTTTGCTTGTTAGTACAACTGACTTCAACGCTTTCTTGACTGTCGATTATGGCGACCTTGCACTCGCTAACGTTGACGATTTCCCAGAGCACTTCCTCGTTGAGTACCGTCTGCTGTCTGCTATCTTGAAGGCTAGCACAACAGCAGACGTTGACATTCGCCAAGATAAGATCAACGGCCCGATTGTCGTCGTCACAAACGGCAAGTACGAGCTTCCGCGCTACGCTGACCCCTCGGAGTTCCCGGTCAACGATTATGCGCATAATGTGATTGGTCGCTGTGACGCCTCTGCACTTCAACATCCCTGGGCAAAGGCTGTTGTTGCCGTCAGCAAGGATGTGACGAAGATCAGCTACCAGGGTGTGAACTTCGATGGCAACTTTGCCGCTACTGACAATCGGCGTCTGAGTGTTGCCAATACGCCGATTGCCTACACGGGCGACTCTATCTTGCTGATGCCGTTGTTCGGCGGCATTCTTGAGTATTGTCATGGCGACGTAACTCTTGGCCTCAGTACGAACGCCAAGCAGGTTGTCATCATTTGTGAGGATATCAACCTCATCGCTAGTGTGCGACTGATTGATGCCAAGTTTGTCCCATACAAGAACTTCTTGTCAACCAAGCAGCAGGGAGTTCTCATCACGATTCCTAAGCAAGAATTCATCGGCGTCATCAATCGATTGATGATCTTGACCGATCAAGTCTACAAGTCGCTCAACATCGAGATTACTAAGAAGGACGACAAGGTTGAGCTGCACTTGTCGATCAGCAATCGTGCTGAGGGCAGTGAGACCATCACTGCTAGCTCCTTCAAGATGCCAGGTGATCTCGAAGACATGGGCGACGGCGTTATCGCCAAGTATTCGTATCAGGTAAACAACTTCCTTGACGGCGCGATTGTTACTCAAAGCCCCGATTCTGTCGTATGCAATGTGCAAAGCGACGGCAAGCTTTGGATCGAAGAGGAAGGCTTTACCTACTTGATCACCTGCATCCAGCAGTGACCGGGCTATTCGAAGACGACAAAAACGTGCGCGACCCAATCAAGGTCGTCTCACGTAAGCAGACTACGAATGTTGGCGACAAGCTCCTCAGCATTGCTGAGGGCAAGTCAAACCTTGCGGTAGCTGCCAGCTCAAAAGGCGGCGTGTCGTTTGGAAGCATTGACTTGGTAGCTCTTGAGCGTAGCAAGAAGACTGCTGCCAAGAATGAAGAAGGGAAGATCAGCCCGCTTATCGACTATCTGAACGATGGAACACCTTAAGATTGGTGACGTTGTAGGCGACTGCTCAGCTTGCGATTCGACTGCTAGCGTTTTCTACCAAGGCAAAGATGAGGCTGTCTGCAAGAAGTGCCACATCGTTTACTCGGTTGACTTTGAGCGTGATGTCAAGCAGCCTGAGCCAGAGCCTGTCGGTAAGCTTGACATCTCCTCTTTCGTATCTGCGAAAGAGCGAGAGCATTTTGACGCCGTTAGGTCGATTCCTAAGAACGTAGCGATCGAGAAGAAAGAGATTGATGATGTCGAGCTTCCCGACTACATCAAAAGCTCGCTGCCTTGGCGTTGGGCACACGAGTTCAAGCGCACAGGCAACCCGTACAGAAGTGGCTCGATGAGCTATGTCATCTATGATGCAGTTGCTAGCAAAGATGACATGACTATCGCTGGACTCGTCCAAGAACTCAATACCATTTCATCCCTCAAGCCGAATGATCTGCTTGTAATCTATGAGGTGCTCACGCAATGTGTTGCCGCAGGTTTGTTCATCTACGACGGCGAATCGGGTAAGTACTCTGCATGTCTAGGGACAACGAAGCAGGCACCGTTGCCGTAACTGATAATCAGCGTCTCTACAATCTCTGCAGAGAGAATCTGCAGAGCTATATCAAGTCGGGCAAGTACTTCGCTCCGCCGATTGAATACTATCGGCGTCTTGAGCACGAAATCAAGGTATTTAATAACAGTGGGTACTCGAGCGTAATTCTGATCATCGCCGACTACATTCGTTGGGCGAAGCTGAATGCGATCGTAGTTGGCCCAGGTAGAGGCTCGGCTGCCGGTAGCCTAGTTGTCTTCTTGTCAGGCATTACGACGATCGATCCGTTGAAGTTTGGGTTGATCTTCGAGCGCTTCTTGAATCCAGAGCGCATCAGCTTGCCAGATATTGACACTGACTTTAGCGACCGTGATGCGGTGATTGATTACTTGCGTGGCAAGTACGGTCTCAATCGCATTGCCAAGGTTGGCGTGCCATCGATCTACAAGCCGAGGAGTGCGATTGATGAGCTGTCGCAGGTGTATCAGCTCGAGTTCAACGAGGTGAAGGTAATCACCAAGCTGATCGGAGACGCTAAGACATTCGATGAGGCGTTTGAAGAGTCGCCATCGTTGAAGGATTACGAGGACAAGTACCCAGAACTCTTCCTCTACGCCAGGTCTCTGCAAGGTTTTGTTCGCCAGCTAACGACCCACCCAAGCGCTGTGATTTTGTCTCGTGGCCCTATGGGCGCTGAGATACCTATGCAGCGACCACCCGGCGAAGCTGCCGTAACCGGACAGCTAGCTACCGGATGGGATGGTGAAGAGCTTGATAGCCTTGGCTATGTCAAGCTTGACATCTTGACTGTCGATAATCTTTCAATCATCAGCCGCGCAATCAAGATGGTTGGCAGCGAGATTGATTTCTACAACTTGCCACTTGACGACAAGGATACGCTCAAGGGATTCGAACGAGGCGAAACCGTTGCAGTCTTTCAGTTTGAAGAGCTTAAGTCGGTTAGCATTCTGCAGAGTCTGAGTGATATTCAATTTCGTGATGTTGCTGCTGTCAACGCTCTAATTCGCCCTGGACTTGATGTGAGCCAGTTTATCACTGCCCGCAATGAGGGTAGTGCGCGCTACATTGTGCCGGAGCTTGAGCCTATCCTATCGGACACGCACGGCGTCATTCTCTACCAAGAGCAGGTCATGCGAATTTGCGTTGACATTGCAGGCTTTAGCATGGCCAAGTCTGACAAGGTGAGAAAGATCATCGCCAAGACTGCGAACAGCAGCAATAAGGGTCTGTCAGAAGTGTACGATGACTTCAAGGCTGGCTGCATTGCCAAGGGCTTTGAGGAGATGGCAGTCGAGGCTCTGTGGGATAAGATCCTTGCCTGCCAGAAGTACATCTTCAACAAGAGTCACGCTGTATGCTATGGCTACATTGCATACGCTGACATGTTCATGAAGCAGCATTACCCGCTGCAATTCATGTGCAGCGCATTGCAAACCAAGAGCAAAGAGATCTACATCAAAGAGTGTGATCGGCTTGGCATTAAGATTCTTCAGCCAGATGTCAACAAGAGCGCCGAGAGCTATTCGATCGAAGATGGCGCTATCCGTATGGGGCTTGAGTGCATCAAGCATGTTGGCAGCAAGTCCAAGCAGATTATTGAGCGTCGTCCGTATTCTGATGAGTACGAATTCATTGGTCGAGTGAAGCTAAACGCCAACCAGATCAGCGGCCTCGTGTTTGGCGGCGCGCTCGATTGCTTCGGCGATAGAGCTAGCATTGCCAAGCACCTGTGCAAGTCGAGCGTGCACGATGAGGTAACTCTCGGAGAGCTTGCCACTAAAGAGAAAGATGTGCTTGGTTTCTACCTGGTGCATAATCCGCTTGCTCATTTCAAAGAGCAGCTTGCGAAATGCATTACGCCAGAGTCGGCGAAACAACCTACATGTGCCATGGTTGGCGGCATGGTATCTAGGGTCAAGGAGCACCAGGCTAAGAGCGGTATGATGGCATTCGTCTCGCTGCTAACTGCTGATGGTGAGATGGATGTGATTGTTTGGCCGAGCGATTGGCCTAAGTCTAAGCATCGCGTCAAGGTCGGTAGCGTTATCCAAGCCTTCGGTCGCAGGACTGAAAAGGGTAGCTATGCCATGACAGATGTTGTTGTTCTGAGGGAAAACAGATGAACCATATTAAGCTAGTTGCAAAGGATGATGACCCAAACCTCAGCTTTGAGCAATGGGCACGTAACAAGTACAACGAGATCATCAAGATCCTTCAGATCACAAATGATCAAGGTGAGCTTGATCCAGAGATGATCAATGTATCACTGACGCAATTTTCCCAGCACTTCGCTTGGGCGATCACGATTCAAGAGATCGAGACGAATAAGCTCAACGTGATGACTCACGACTATGAGCAGTGGCACAATGAGAACTTCAACAAGGTTTTCAGAGTGCTGCGCGAAGAAGCTGCCGGTGCCGGTAGAGCGCCAGCACAAGCTACGGTTGAGGCACGGCTGGCTCAGCTGCACGGCGAAGAGAAGCAAACCCGTCTTTTCGGAATTGAGACTCAAAAAAGCCGTGTTGATACGCTTAAGGGATTCGTAAAGGTACTAGAGAAGCAAGCCAACATGCTTCAAACGCTCTGCGGTAACATGCGGAGCGAATTGTTCTTTGCAGCAGGAGTGCCATTGCAGGATCGGATGAGTCCTCATGGTAAGACACAAGCCGCCAAGGCTATTCTGCATCAAGCGATGCGGGGCCAAGGCGACGGCCAAAGTCACCAAGCGTTAGACTCTTAGAGTCGAAGGTACTACCAGACATGGGCCAGATGGATATGGATCGTTTCGAGCAGCGGCAAGAAGCCATTGCTGCCAATAGCGGGCTTGAGTTCGGCGATATTCCGAAGCTCGTAGTCACGCAGGGTGTTGTTGTTCGCCTCATCGGCAATTTCACATCGGCGTGGGAGCACTTCGTGAACATGCCGAGCGGTGCAAGACCGTACATATGCGAGGGGCCAGAGAGTGATTGCCCCATCTGCCGCGCCGCTCAGCAGCTTGCTGTGGGCGACGACCCGGTTCAGCAGCAGCTTGCCAAGGATATCCGTGCGAAGGAAAAGTTCTTCTTCAATGTTCTGGACCGTAGTCCGATTGGTAAGTCGCAGCACTCGCAGTCGCGTGTTTGCAGCATCTTGACGCAAACGCCGAAGGGCTTTAGCATTGGTTCGCAGCTCTTCAAGAACATCGGCAACGTGGTTCGTATGCGTAAGGCGACCGGCCAATCGCATGACCCGAATACGTTTGACATCATGCTGACCAAGGTTGGCACGGGTATGCAGACGCAGTACGGCGCGCAGTTCACCGGCATCACCGATGCGCTGACGCCTGAAGAGCTTGCGTACAAGCAGTGGCCTCTTGAGGACATTGCGCGCATTAGCCCGATGTCGGAGCGGCAGGTTGCAGCCGATTTCATCTTGGGCGGTGCTAGCGTCAAGCAGGAGACGAAGCCTGCCGCTAACATCAACGCCCCGCGTGCCGCTGGCCCCGTGCAGATGCAGCAGCGTGCGCCGGCTGTTGCGCCGCCGCCAGCCCAGCCGCCCCGTATGCAGCCGCAGCAGCGTATGCAGCCTGCACAGGCACCGGCACCCGCGCCAGCGGTCGCTAAGTTGCAGATCAAGCCTGCCCAAGCGACGTACCAGTCTACTGCGCCGCGTGCTACGGACCCGGCTGTTGACATCTCAGTGCCCTGCGATAGCTGTGGTGCTGACATGATCATCAGCATGGAGGACGGGCGTGACATTCAGTGTCACAGTTGCGGCAAGGTGTTCGTCCACCCGGCCAAGAGCTGATTGCTATGGGCCTCGACCAAGAAATCTACGATTTTATTTTCGGTGATCTCTCCTCGAGGCTCAAGCGACCTGAGGTAATCTACACGCTGCACAACCGCGTCCAGAAGTTCGATGCCATCCCTAGCGGTGTCTCGAACATCGACGATGTGTTGTGCGGCGGGTTGCCTGAGGGCCGCATCATTGAAATTTTTGGGCCTGAGGCCAGCGGCAAGACTACGCTGACCCTGACGTTCATTAAGAATGCTCAGCAGCTTGGGTACATGACGTACTTCATCGATGCCGAGCACGCGCTCGATGTCGATTACGCCAGCCGTATCGGAGTTGATATCAAGAGTCTTTTGTTTAGCCAGCCTGACTACGGCGAACAAGCTCTTGAGACGGCGCGTGCTATTTGCGATTCGACTATCGAAGCTAGCGCTAAGTTTGGCAAGAAGATCAAGACGCTGATCGTTATCGACAGCGTGCCAGCCCTCGTGCCGAAGCAGGCTTACGAAGTCTACGAAGATGACAAAAAGGACGGCCTCGAGTCATCTACTGCAATGGGCATGACGGCACGAATGCTGTCACAAGCGTTGCCTCCTTTGCTCAGCAAGCTTGCTAAGAGTGGTGCAACCGTCGTGTTTATCAATCAAGAGCGCGACAACATCGGAGTGATGTATGGGCCGACTACTACGACGCCCGGCGGTCGCGCTCTCAAGTTTTTCTGTTCGCTTCGCTTGAAGGTTAACCGTATCGGCTACTACGAAGAGAATGGTGAGAAGGCTGGCATTAGAACGCAAGTTGTTCCAGTCAAGAGCAAGCTGTTCCCAATTTTTGCGCGTAGGGCTGAATTCATTATCGGCCCCAATGGCATTAACGTCATTGCCGCTCTGATCGATTCAGCAATCGAGAATGGTGTTGTCATTAAGAGCGGTGCATGGGTCAAGTTTGAAGGCAACAGCTACAAGGGCCGAACTGACCTGGAAGACTCCATCAAGGCTGATGGCGCTCTACTCAAGAGGCTCACTGATGCAGTTGCAGGCAAGCCGCTTCCTGCCAAGCAGGTAGAGTTGAAGGCTGCGCCGGAGCCTGTTGCTACTAAGGTTGTCACTGGCCCAATTGTAATCAACAAGCAGCTTGACTCTAGATGAAGGTGTTAGTCACTGGCGATTGGCACATTGGCGTCACAAGCTTTGGAGTGATTGATGCCGACAATCGCAATAGCAGGCTAGTGGACTTCGAGCGCGCATTGCAGCGCTCAATCGATGTAGCAATCGAAGAGTCGGTTGACCTCTACATCTGCGCTGGCGACATCTTCCACACTTGCAAGCCGACGATTGAGGATCAGCGGATCTTCTACCGCGTCCTGCGTAGGCTGGAAGATAGCAAGATCAAGTCAAGGTTTATCATCGGCAACCACGACTACACATTGAAGATTGGAGCCAGTCATGCGCTCAAAATCTTCATGGATGTTGTTCAAGATTGGTTGTACGTGAAGATCTATGACCAAACGGTGTGGGAAGACTTTGACAATCTCAAGGTCTGCTTCTTCCCCTACCATGCAGAAGAGCCTCAGATTCAAGACTTGAGGACAGACACTATGCGCGTTGCGCTAGTCTGCCACTCGCATCTTGAAGGTGCCGTTGTCGGCTGCGAGCCATTTGAGATCAAAGATGACAAGGCAACCAAGTTCAAGGACTTGCCAGTTGACTTTGTTTTCGCTGGTCACTTTCACAAACCGCAGATCCTATCCAAAAGCCCGCTTGCGTTCTACCCTGGCAGTATCAGTCCTGTAGATTTCAATGAGCGCAACGACGTGAAGGGTGTTGTTCTAGTTGACACGCACGACAGGACGATGAAGTGCGCTGCAATCAACTCGCGCAACATGCATCAGATTGACATCGATTGGACGACTGGCAAAGGCACTGATATTCACAATGTCGTGGATATCGTTGATGCTATCGTTAAAGTCAATATCAAGATGAGCGAAGCGCAGTCAAGCAAGTTTGACGAAGAGTCGATTCGCAAAACTATTATGGATGCAGGCGCTCATTCGATTGCATCCATCAATGTCGATATCGTAAGGGAAGAGATCAAGCGTAGTCCTGATATCAAACTTGATTCAGGTATCGAGAGTAATTTTGAGAAGTACCTGGCGCTCAGGAATTACGGCGACGACACCAACAGGCTGCGTAGAATTGGGAGGATGATCATCAGTGAAAGTTTTGGCACTTGATCAGAGCGTCACAGCTACAGCATACTCTGTCTTCGACACTGATGATTCAGGTAGGCTGAATCTAATTGAGTGCGACTCAATCAAAGTTAGGGGTACTGGCATCTACCGCATAATGAACTGGTTGCGAGAGGTTGAGGAACTTGTCGAGTCGCGCCAAGCGGATCTGCTTGCGAGAGAAATGCACCACCAAATCCAGTATGGTGCCGCTAGCCAGCTACAAGAACTTGCTGGTTTTTTAGACTACGTTGCATTTAACAGCGCTAATGGCTACATTACAGGCACCAATTACGCGGCAGTGCCAGTGACTACTTGGAAAAAGTACATCACTGGTAAGGGTAATCTGAAGAAAGACACCGCTTATCTGGTGCACATTAATAAGGCGCTCACAAAGACTGGCGTGATGAATAATCCAAATGAGGTATTTGTCGATGATAACAAGGCTGACTCCATTGCAATCGGAGTGACAGCTTACGCAATGTGGTTGCTTCGCCACGGTAAAGAGCAACTTCTGTCTTCAATCAGCAACCTTGACGATAAGGTCTTGCCCAAGAGTTTGGAGACAGTTTTCAACTACGGTAAGATCGCTTGAGATCTGGTAAGTAGGCAAAGGTTAGTCATGTCAATAATGCAGAAGGTCGGCGTTATCATCAACGCCCACGAGTTGTTCCACTCATCGAAGTCAAACATTGGCGGCACTGTCTGCTACGACAAGCTGATGCGAGAAATCGGCAGCGGTCGAGAGATTGTGAGCGCTGTTGCTTGTCTTTTCGGCAATCCGAATAACCAAGGCACCTTCTTGACTCTTGTCAAGTCGGTTGGGCTAGTGCCGAAGTTTGCCGGTTCGCCAGAGAATGTACTCGACACGTTCGTGCAATCGATGATCTCGATGGCACGTAGCGTTGACGTTCTCGTCCTTGTGACTAAGAACGATGCAGTCGGTGCTATCATCGACTACCTCGTGATGACTGGTCACTGCCCGAATATCGAAGTCTGGTTCTTCGGCAACGAGATTAGTGACAGCTTGACAGAGGACGCCGATGCTACTCGTAGCATCGACGAATCATTCTTGTTCAGCAAGAAGAAGATCTCTTAAATGAGAGCGTCTAATGCTGTTGTTGAAATTGAAGCTCAAGAACTTCCTCATCTACGATGAGGTAGATATCGATTTATCAAGTGTCAAGCTGGCCAGCATCGTTGGCCAGTTTGTCACTGATCGCCGCCGCAGCAACGGTGCTGGCAAGACGGCATTCTTGGAATCTATTCGCTATGCGCTCTATGATCAGACGCGCAGTAGGTCCAAGCATGGCGTAATCAAGTCTGGCGCTGAGTCGTCATTCGTTGAGCTGACCTGCGATATTGGCGGCAAGCTTGTTCGCGTTCAGCGTAGCCGTAATCTTGATGGCGGCGGCGGTGCAGCCCTCTACATTGACCAGAAGCTCATTGGCGATAAGATCAAAGTCGTCAACGATACCATTCAGAATCTGATTGGTATCGACATTGAGCTGTTTGATAGCATCTATTTCTTCAAGCAGGGTGATCACTTCAGTTTTGCTGAGGCGAATCCCACTGATCGGAAGAATGCACTTGGCAAGGTGTTCAAGCTTGATGCTATCACCAAGTGTCTTGAGGTTACTAAGAAGCACAAGGTGCTCAGAGAGAAAGATGCAGTTAAAGCAAAAGGCGCTGCCGAGGCTTTAGGATCTCGGCTTAACGCACTGCTGCCATATCAATCTATTGTAGAGCAAGAGCTTGCAGCCTCGGGCAATCTAGCGACTGCGCGTCAGTTGCAGGACGCTTACGCCAAGTTGCGGGACGAGAACACACTCGATGCCCATGATCTCGAAGCTCGCTACAAAGAGTTCCTGAATACTATTCAGGAAGATCTCAACAACGTTAGTATCGTCTATCGAGCGATTCAGAAGACGAATAGCTTGATTGCTGAAAAGCAAGTTGAATCGCAGCGTGCAACATCACGCATCAATCAGTTGAATCAGATGTTGGGTTCTGATGAATCAAAGATCGAACCTTACAAGAACGTTGATGTTCAATCTGAAATCAACACATGCAAAATCAGCATCGAAGATCACGAGAGTAATCTTAGTCGTGTGACTAAGTTGATTTACTCAATCCAGGCAGAGATAAATCAGCTCAATGAAGTGAAGGTTGGCGTCGGTGCAGGCGAGACTTGCCCAACATGCTATCAGGTCGTGCCGAAGGAGCATATCAAGTCATGCGCCGACAAAGCGGCAGAGCGTATCGCCAAGCTAGCTACTGACCTTGACCAATGTAGGAAAGTTAAGTCTGAGATTGACAAGGCGTTGTCGCAAGTTAAGGATCGACTCTCGCAGATTCAGACTGTGCCCCCTACTCTTGAGAACATCAAGGCTACGAAAGAGTCAATTGTAGATGTTCGTAAGTCGTTGAAGTTGATTGATTCACAGATCGAAACTCTGACTGACCAGAGGAACGAGTTGTGCCAGAGGCAGAATGAGATTGAGGCGCGTGTAGATCAGGATCTAGTCATCCGTTATCGGAACGCTGTGTGCGATTTGCGTGATCGCGCATACAGTATGCTGACTGTTGGCATTCAGAGGCGATGTGACGTTATCAGGCGTGATGTTGAGAAGTACACGACTGAGGATGTCAAGCTAGTCAAGACTCTGCAAGATGCAAAGCGGCAGGCTGCTGACTATGAAGTTGCGCTGGAAGCGCAGCGGCAGGCTGAATCGGTTTTGTCAACTTATGAAGTGCTTTGTGATATCTTTGGCCGCAACGGCATTCAAGCTATCATGATTGAGAATGCTATTGGCGTCGTTGAAACGTTCGCCAATGATATTCTCAAGCAGATGCAGACTCGCTTCGTACTCTCACTTAGGACTACTAAGGAGACGAAGGCTGGCGACCAACGCGAGTCTCTCGACATCATTGTATTCGATAACGGCTCTGAGAAGCAGTTTGAAAGTTACAGTGGTGGTGAGAAGGCTCTCATCAATATCGCACTGCGACTTTCGCTTTCAAAAGTGATCAGTGCACTGCATGGCATCAAGATGCAAAGCTTGTTTCTTGATGAAGTGCTTGGTGCACTCGATGGTCCTAACAGAGAAGAAGTGGTCAAGATCCTTTCTTATCTGTCAAGGTCGTTTGAGCAGGTATTTGTTGTTAGCCACACAGATGAAATTCAGGATGTCATTGACAGCTCAATCGTAATCGAGCGTCACGACAACCACAGCGAGATAAAACTTACCCATGACCGACGCTAAGGTTCCAGTCAAGTCGCCCGCCCACGTTACGCCTGCCGCTACGCCGGCCACTGAGGCGGCTACCATCCAAGTTCCACTGGAGCTGTGCTCAAAGAATAAGAGCATTCGCATCACCAGGGAGAAAGATGTTATGACGATCGAGTTGACTCCGGCTGTTGTGGCCGAGATCGGATCGTATCATCGAGTGAGTGTGAAGGTTATGTTTGTTGAGAATGGCAACGTTGCAGTCGTTCCCCTTACGCAGTGAGTGATTTCGGAGCTAAAATGCTTCTGCATCTTGTTTACCAAGATGCTAAGTCAGCAAGCGTCGCTGGTCACAAGCAGCACAGTCACGCTGTAGTGTCTGTTGAGAACTCTGATTGGTTCAAGAGTAAAGAGGCATTCATGGCTCTAGTGCTCAAAGCATTCGAGCGCATGTATGACGAGATGAAAATTGAGCACAATGCCACTACAGATTAAGCTGGCACTGTTTGAAATTATCAAGCAGATTGGCGGTAAGGACTGTGAGACAGCCAAGGCTCTGGATGCCATGACTGTCGATCAAGTGCTTGAGATCATTGCGCCGATTTTGAACTTGTACCGAGTTGGCTTCGTCACGTACAACCAAGGTAAGTCATGAGCAACCCACCAAGTAGTTCGATCGAAGGCAACGTTGGCAACGGTCGTGGTATCGTTGACAAGGAGTCTTTTAAGGTTGTTGGTGTCAACAAGAAGGATCTTGAGACCGGCGGGCACGACGAAGAGAAGCGCGGCAGGGGTCGCCCGTCAGTTGACAAGACTTGGACGCAGGTTGGAAGGGATGCCAGCAATGAGCAAGGTCGTCCGCGCTCTTGATTGTAGATGACTTGTAATCACACTTCGTAACTACAGCCGTGGTTACGGAGCCTGATTCAGAGCTGTATTACCTCATCAAGAGGTTTCAGAGCGGCGATAGCCATGCCGGATGGCTGTTCGTCCAAGACAAGAAGATTCAGAAGATAATCTCCGGCAGGTTGCGTGAATACAAAAGGATGTTTCACTGGCTACCCAGTGAAGATCTTGAAGACATCGAATGCGGTTTGGTGCCGCGTATAATCGAAATCATTGGCAACTTCAAGTTGCCCGAACAGGCGAACGACGGTAGAGTCATATCGTACTTCTCGCTCAGGCTTCGTGGCGAGGCTGACTTTCTCTTGAAGAAGGTTACCGATATGAAGCAGATGGTTGACCATGAGCATGGTAAGACGTACTTGATGATGCTCAGCCAGACCGTGGAGGGCATGGAGGATATTCTCCCGCAAGAAGGTGAGTTTGCCAATGACCTTCTTTCGCTGATTGAGGACGGTCGCCAAGGCGAGTTGCTGCGTAAGATTTTTGACTCGATCCCCAAGGATTCAAATGATCGCTTGTGGCTTGAGTGTTACCTTTACCGTGTCAGGCAAATGACATGGGCCGACATTGGCGAGAAGATCGGCTACAAGCAGACTGATTACACTTGGTTGAAAGAGAATACTGCCAGATTCGTAACTAGGCTGAAGTACAGTCTTACGCTCATGGGTGAGAGAGTCAACTACAGGATCTGCGGCATCTACACCGATAGGGGTGAGGTCGCTATCGCTCTCTTCGACTCACAAGACAAGAAGAAGGATGCCATCTGGTCAAAAACATACCAGAGTTACAGCGACTTAGATAAGGTCGAAGCAAAGCTTGGCGATCTATTCAGGCAGTCGGATATCAACTATGTGTTGATGAATGAGGTGGATGTCGAGAATCCTGCGTATGTAATCATCATGAGGTACTTGTCTAAGCGTGAGGCTTTCGTTGAGACAACAGCAATTGAGCCATTCACACGCCTCTTGCCAAGTATGCCTAACCACATAAACGGGGTTGTTTCTAGTGACATCCACCGTCAAGCTATGCTGCTTGCAATGATTAAAAGAGCTTGGATAGATGAACGACGAGAACGAGGGGTTGCCGACAATCAGAATCAGTCTGGCTACGATAGCGTACCACCTATCTAGACTAACTGATATAATCGAGGCTATGGTAAGGGCTAATACGGACGACCCAAGAGCGCCAGTCTCGGTATCCGAATCGATTGGTAGCTGCCCTAACTGTGATTCTACTGATGTAATGCAGGAAGGTGATCTGCCGAAGGCAATCTTTTACTGCAAGTCCTGCAACTCTATTTGGGTTAACAATGCTTCTCAGTTCTTCAGCTCATAGAGAGCAGCTCAAAGGTTCGATCGAAAAGCTGCTGCACTACTTATTCGTGTATGCTAAGTACAACACGAAAGTTGAAGTAGCTAAGACTGATGTTGACGGCACTAGGTATGTTTTGTTTGAAAAAGTATACCGTGTGCCTGGCCGTGTTTCGATCAGTCCTACTCTCTATACTCGCCTGGACGATTGTCACGGCGCTGGCAATTGCTGTCGCGTGCCTTTTGACTTGGTCTATACTGAGTACGATAGGTCGCGCATTGTTAATTACGATGCCAAAGACATTGCTGAAAGGTTTGGCGCTGATAGCGCTAAGAGGTTTGATAAAAATCGCGAAGATCTTTTAGCTAGTCTTGAAGAGTTGTCGGTGCACATTACGGTTGATGGATTCAACCATAAGCACAACATACTCTCGAAGCTGTACGTAAAGCAAAATGTTGATGAATACGAGCTCAGCGGCAGGTGCTCTTGCCCGTATTTATTCATCGGGGGCGATAGATATTTCTGTGGCGTGCACCCATTCAAGCCGCTGCACTGCTGGTATCCTCACATGACGGTTCGCGCAACTGAACCTGAGGATCAAAATGAGATGCCAACCGTTAGCATTGGAAGAATGCAGTATGGTCGCAATTGGGCATTTGGATGTCCAGTCGTTTTAACGCAGGCTAATACTAGCATCGGTGAATCGATCTTCATCGATAAGAGTAATATACCATCTTACTTTGATAGTCAGTTTGGCGATGACATCGCCAAGTTAGAGTGGACATCGAAGTCAGCCGCGTCGCTCGGACTGACATCTAGTGATGCGCTCACTGTTGGTATTCATGAAGATCTTCGTGATAGAGAGCGCGAGATAAGAATGCATATTAAGAATGAGACGTTTGGCCACATTGTTTTGTGGGGTAGCTGATTAGTTGCTGATTGCAGTCATGGTAGTATCCACTACTATGACTTACCGAGGGTGGTGGCGTGCGGAAATCTAGTCTTTCTGATTGATTCTTCCAGACAGGGTGCTATAATCAGGACTGTATGCAAACCTTTCTGCCCTATCCGTCCTTTTACGAATCCCTCAAGGTTTTGGACAACAAGCGTCTTGGCAAGCAACGTCTAGAAGCCATGCAGCTTGTTAATAGCACCCTGAAGCTTGAGGTAGATCCTAATGCCAAGATCGGGTGGGCTAATCATCCTGCCCGTACCATGTGGCGTGGATACCTTGATGCTCTCAAGCTCTACCACAACCTTTCCATCAATGAATGGGTCAGCCGTGGATTCAACAATACCATGAAGCTTTATGACCTCCCTAGCACGGTTACTCTTCCTCCGTGGATTGGTAGAGATGATGTCCATGCCAGCCATCGTTCCAACCTGATTCGCAAGGATCCGATCTGGTATGGTAAGTTCGGTTGGTCTGAGCCTAGCACCTTGGAATACGTTTGGCCCGTCTGATGGAACTCATCGAAAGTTTGCTTGGTGATTATGCTGATCTATTCGATACTGCCGTGCTAGCGTTGATGATTGTTTGCTGCTTCTTGGCCATCGCTCTTCTGAGGAGAAAGAAGTGATTAAGCTCGCACTCAGTCTCTTACTTGCCTGCGTCACTTTATCGGCACAGGTGGTGACAATCATAAACCAGTCTAACACCAGGTATGACGGTTGGACTAGAGTTATGCTTGGGCAGAGGCCGCCGCATTTTACGGGCTGGCTTTTGAATCAAAGCAACGAATTGCAGTTATCCTACGCCGTCGGCCATTGTGATGTTGATGGCAACTGGGCTGTTGATTTACGAGCAGTTCTTATGCCTGGTGAGCACCGTACTATTGATTTAGCCACATTACAGCCTACGGCTAGAGCTGTGCCGCAACTTCCCGGCGACATGGTGAATTACTTCCAGGGGATGCCTCACGTTAACGGCACACAGCTCGTGCCGATGCGCGTTGTGATTGGTCGCGGCAACATCTACCCGCAGTGGCATGACGGCGCAGGCTTCACGAGCCATATCGGAGCCTACGTGACGCAAGACTTGATTGCAAAACTTGTCGTCACTTGGTATCCCGACCAGCCAGGATGGTGTCATGGCAAGGTGACATTGCTGCCTCTAAACTCACACTACATTGGTCTGAATGGCCTCAACATGTCATGGGGCAGCGCATTCGTAATCCCTTACAATGGCGCTGTCGGGCAACTACTGCCGCCATCTTATCCTCTCACAGCCGGTAACGTGGTTGAAATTGACATCACTATCTTCTGGTGGGATAGAATACCTAGTGATAAAGTAGAGTCTTTTATAGCTGATGCTCGCTATCAGGTGCTTGTCCGACTAATGTGATGAAAGTTGATTCCGTGTTAATGCGTAGGATAGTCTACTGGTTCAGGAGACTGAAGCGCATAATTGCAGTAGCTAAACATCTCAAGATTAGAGGCACTACTGTAGCCTACGTGCTTCACCTCCTTGGCATCCGCAAAAAGCCAAAGGTAATAACTGATAGCCAGATAGAGAGAAGAGTTCTTAGCTGGTACAAGAAGCTATCTAGCGCAGGCGCAGTTTCTAGAAAGCTAGGAGTCAGCCAACGGAGGGTCTCAAGAATACTGAGGAAGAATAATATAGAGATCAAGGTAGGTCGCCTGCCAAAGCGGCGACCGAATATGAATGCAGCGCAGAAGAAATTATTCGATGGCCATATAAAGCTAGTCAAGGCTGGCATCAAATCGGTTGGCGGATGGCGTGCACGCCGCGCCGGCATGGGGGTCGATGATTTATACTCAGCAGGGCTGATTGGGTTATGGCGCGCTGTGATGACTTTTGATAAGGATGTCGGGTGCTCCTTTGCAACTCTAGCCTATAAGTTGGTTAGGTACGAGATGCTTGATGCGATTGAGATATCGAGATTCGGGCGACGTAATGTGAATGGTAAGTTGATCGACCAATCAGCATTTTTATCATATGACGATATGTGATTGAATCGTAGTTCAATGCATGGTTATTCATCGCGGCTTGACTGCTGTTAAGGTTGATCACAAGGTAGTTCGTGATATCGATGAGCGAGTGCTCATCGGTACGCTTGGCGTGAACTGCCTTACGTACACGCGCCGCTGCATCGAGTCAGTCAAGACAAAGGCACGGCATGTGACCTTCCTCTACATTGATAACGGCTCAAAGCCTGAGAATGTCGAGCAGATTGAGAAGTGGAATAAGAACAATCCAAATATCGATGGGTTCTACATGGCGTTCAACGGCTGTAATGCCGGTGTAGCCGTGGGTTGGAACCAGATCATCAAGTACGGTGTTGAGAATGGCTACACCAAGATCCTGATCTGCAACAATGACATTGCCTTCGGACAATACACCATTGATGGGATGATCGAAGGCTTTAAAACTATCAAGGCAGAGGTGCCTGAAACTGTGATGGTCACTGCTGCCAACATGACTAGGAACCCATCTGACCTTGCGATTATCAGGCCAGAGTCATCAAAAAGAGAGAACCCAGACTTCTCATGCTACATGATTGAGCCGTCTTTCATTGAGAAAATCGGCTACATCTGCGAGGATTACCAGCCTGCGTTCTTTGAGGACAACGACACTCACTGGCGTATTCTTCTGACTGGCTATAAGGCGTTCAGCACTAACCTTGCACCGTACAGCCACATTGCAAGTCGCACACGGTATGAGAATCCTGAGCTTGTGACCCACGTTAAGTTCAGGGAGAATAGAATCAAGTTCATGAGGAATAACTTGACGCGCACGGTTGCCCAAGAGGGTGCCGATGCTCGCTACGCCAACTGGATTGCTAAGAACCCGAGTGTCAAGCATCCTACCGTCAAGCAGGTTAACGACCTTGCAATCAGTGATGGTTTGATCACTGCTGAAACCATCAACTTCCTTGACAATCTGACCGTTGAAACTGTTAAGATGGAATGAAAATTCTCTATCTCGCCCCAGAGGGATTTGACTACTCTTCTAATCAGATTACTGAGGGACTCTGGCTTCTCAGGAAGACTTGCGCAATCAAAGAATTCTGGTGCACAAATGCCATTGTGCATCATGGCTCTCAGATTGAAAAACTTGATCTGTTGAGTAAGACGGCTATTGAGGATGTCATCCCTGAGGCTGATGTCATCTTACTGTCGTCTGGAGGTGATATGAAGTTCTTAGAGAACTTCGATTACTTCGAAGGTAGGAGAGAGCTGCTGCACAAGAAGGGTATCTTTCTTGATGGCCATGATAGCAACTGCTATCTAGTCGATCCATCAATGTTCAAGCTGTACCTGAAGCGTGAGCTGAGGTACCCTGAAGTGAACGACTTAGTTTGGCACAACGTCAGAAGCTTTCAGTTTGGCGTTTACCAGTTTCATTTCGATCACCAGCCGCAGCCGTATGAGAAGAGAGATGTTGATGTTTCCTTCGTAGCCTATGGAGGCAGTAGCAAGCTGCGACAAGAGTGCGTTGATCACCTCAATGCAATCGCTAAGAGGACTGGATTGAACATTGTTGCCAACGCACCCAACGATGGTCAGCCTCTTTCGATTCCCGATTACAGATCGCTCATGAGGCGATCGAAGTGCATTGTTAGCGTGCCCGGCGCTGGCATTGACACGCTTAGGTATTGGGAAGCTATCGGTTTTGGAGCTGCTGTTTGTACGCCTGACATAAGCAAGGTTCTGCACATGAGGTTCATGCCAGAGCCGCACAGGCACGCATTGTATTTCCATAACTGGCAGCACATGGAAGCGCTGCTAGTTGAGATTGTCAAAAACGAGGGATGGTGGAAAAGACTAACTGGAGCTGCGATAAGACACGCTCAAAAGTATCACTCTACGGTGGCGAGAGCTACCCAGATGTTAGAACTCTTCGAGGAACTCGTCTGAGACCTGAGTTCTTTCAGTATGTATTGCGACTGATTGAGCAGATTAGAAAGGGTGACGTACATGTGTTTTACGGTCGTAATCCCGATCCTGAATCAGCATGAAGCCACGGCTAAGTACGTCCAGTCTTGGTTCGACCACGCGAAGAGTTCGTTCAAGATCCTCTTTATCGACAACGGCAGTACCGTTCCGTTGGTTGAGCAGCAGTTCTACAAGGATTGGAAGAAGGAGTACGACGTTGACTGTGTTCGTAATCAGTCAAACACTGGCGTTTACAGAACGTTCCAGCAAGCTCTCGAGTATGTGAAGACAGACTACATCTTCTACTCGCACAATGATGTCGAGATGAAGATGTACGGATGGGATGTGGCGATTGAGAATTTGCTAGCAGAGCTTGAGCTTATCAACGGCAAGCCGCCAGGTGTCTGTGGCATGTTCGGAGCGAAAGGGCTTGGTACTCCAGACATCTATCGCGCCCCATATCACTTCACGCAGCTCATGAGGTGGAATTGTTTCACCGTGCCGAGTATGGCCGGTGCTGGTGGTCGTGTTGTGAGCGGTAGATACGAGCGCGTTGTGACACTTGACGGATTTACACTCGTAGTGTCAAGGCACATGATCGACAACGCTCTTAAGGGCAAGTTCGATTACGAGAGCTACCCACCGCACCACAACTACGACAACGATATCTGCCTTGACTCGCACTTTGGCGGCTACAAGAACTACGTACTCGACATCGACTGCGTACACCATGGCGGCGTAACGAGCACGCGAGAGAAGTGGGCTGAGGCAATGGGTACAACTGACCTCAGTATCCATCGCCGCGCACACGAAGTCATGTACAAGAAGTTCAAGAACCGTCTACCAGCGAGTGTGATTTGATGAACGCTTTCGACTGCCCTAGTGCTTGGACGAGTGCTGCTAATGAGTACAAGCAGGCTCTTTCGACTGTCATCAAAGATCTTGATGATGTGCGCTGCATCGTTGAGATCGGAGTTGACTACGGCTATAGCTTCTTCACTATGGCGCGTGATTTTCCGAAGGCGAGTGTATTCGGAATCGACGCCTATGTTGAGTATGGTACTGCTCAGCAAGCTAAGAGCCATGTGTTGAGCAACATCGCATCATTCCCGAACGCTAAGTTGATTCAAGGTGATAGCGTTCAGGTTCTTGCGATGTGGCGTCAACCTGAGAACTACCTCGACATTGACATTCTTCACATCGATGGCGACCATAGCTACGATGGTGTGAAGAGGGACTTCGATGCTTGGTCACCTGTTGTGCTGTCGGGTGGTGTCATCATGTTCCACGACATCAACTCTTTCCCGTCAGTGCGTAAGTTCTTCAATGAATTGCCAGGCAAGAAGATCGAAGTTGATCAGGGCGGTGCCGGCCTTGGTATTTGGGTGAAGGATTCAGAGAATTATGAAGATTAGAACAGAGCAAGAGATCTTTCATCAGGCTGCTATCTCTTCTTCAGCTTTGCAGAGGCGTGCTGAGAAGATCAAGCAGCTTGTTCAGAACATCGGGCTAGCTAACGCTGGCCTAGCGCCGGATATCAAGCCTGCTCGTCTCAAGACGATGAACGAGCAGCTTGAGAGTCTTGTTGACAAGCAGTCATATGAGGCTTGCATTTACGCAGTTCTGCGTTGGGTACTTGGCGTAACCAGTGAAATCGACCCCACCAACTTGGAGCTTGGTAAGTGACTGCCACATACACGATCACCCGTAAGATTGAATTCGACGCTGGCCACCGCGTCTATCAGCACGAATCAAAGTGCAACCACATCCACGGGCATCGATATGTTGTCGAGGTTGAATGCACTGGCAGCCTCGACAAGCTCGGTAGGGTGGTTGATTTCTCAGTCATCAAAGGCGTTTTCGGCAAGTGGATTGATGACAACCTTGACCATGGCATGTTGATCTTCAGGGATGATCCGATTGCCTATGAGTGGCGTGCTGGTTCTATGAGTGGGCATAGGCACTTCATCATGGACAAGAACCCTACTGCTGAGAATATCGCTGAGCTGCTCTACTATAAGGCCAAAGAGCTTCTTGCGATGGATGGCGTCAAAGTGAATTCTGTACTGGTGTGGGAAACGCCAAACTGCTACGCAGTCTTCACTGAGAAGTAATAGTAAGCGTTTGTGAATTAGTTGTATCAAGCAGCATGGGCAAGTGTGCTGCTGTCGGGTGCTTCTACAATGAAGTTGACTTCACCCGCATGTGGTATGACTATTATTCTGATCACTTCGACCAGAAAGATATCTGGATGCTCGATGATGGATCAGATGGCAATTTATTTGAAGGATTCAAATGTAATGTTGAAGTGATTAACAGTAAAACGCCTGAGGGCGAAATGCGCGGTCAGGTTGATGACGGCCACATCAGCGGCCATACGATGAGAATCATCAAGCAATTACTTGCATCAGGATATAAATACGTATTGCGGGCTGATGCAGATGAGTTCATCGTTGCAGACCCTGAAATTTACTCTGGCGGCTTGCGCGAATTCATCGATCGATTTGATGGAGAGTTTGTGCAGTGTTCTGGCTACGATGTCGTTGATGTTGGCACCGTTCCTCTGGATACTTCGAAGAGGCCGTGGTTAACTCAGAGAATGACTTGGCATCGTAACTGGCAGCATTACTGCAAGGTAGCGATCACCAGTTGTGATCCTGGATGGGGGGCTGGGTGGCACACTACTAAGTGGACTAACAATTGGGTTAGAGAAGTTGTTCCAACTGAGCGTGAAGATGTGCGTCTCATTCACATGCACTATTCGTGCAGAGAATTACTTCGTCGTCGTTGGCTGAATCGTCGCCACACTGACGGAAGGTATGATGTCCGGAACGTAGAATCGGCCATTAACAATCAATTCAATTCAATCGGTATGCCGAACGAGCAGATACCTGACAAGTGGCGTAGCGCACTTTAGCTAGATGCTTGAGTGTAGTATGAGTTTTGACTACTACACGTAGTAGCATCCATGGGTCTGCCGTCCAACAAGCTGCCAGTTCTTGAAGAGTTCGTCTCTGTGCAGGGTGAAGGTATCAACATCGGCCACCCGTACTACTTCATCAGAGTTGGCGGCTGCCCGTTGCGCTGTTCATTCTGCGACAGCGAGTATTCTTGGAATGCCAGCCAGAATCAGATTGTTGATCTTGAGCTTGTCATCGGCAGGGCGCTCGATGCCTGCCAGAAGTATGGTATCAAGTGGGTGAGCGTGACTGGTGGCGAGCCAATGCTCTACACCAAACAGCTACTCACTATGATTGAGCAGTTCAATGCTAATGGATTGCTTGTTCACATTGAAACGAGCGGTCGTTTCTACGACAAGGTTGTGCATGAGAGGTCCGACCTGTACTCGCCTGACGCAAAGACTCCCTGTACCGGCGAACAGATGAAGGGATACTTTAAGGGTATCGAAAACATGCGTACACAAGATCAAGTCAAGTGCTTGATCTCAAGTAACGAAGATCTCGACTACGCCCATGCTGTCAACGTGCAGCTCAATGGCGCTTGCACGATGGTCTTGCAGCCGTTCAATACCAATATCGTGACCAACAGCACGATCAATATGAGCGATACGATGGCTGGGAACAGAATCACCCAGCATCTTGATGCACCTACTATCCGCAACAACTTGTCAGCTTCACTCCACTGGCTGCTGGAAAGCTATAAGCTTCGCTGCAAGATGGGCGAGGTGTGGAAGCGTACAATCATCACGCCGCAAATCCATGTCCTCGCCTACGGGAACAGGCCCGGAACCTAATGGCTCACACACGCGCTAGGCGGGCTGAGCTGGCAAAGCTCATTCCTGAATACTATCTGAGCGATAAGCGTCTCACAATCCCAGCAGTAGCAGATCATTTCAATCTCAGTAATTCAACAATCGCTAGATATCTTCACAAATCAGGGATCGAGATGAGAAACTCTTGGTCCCGTGAGCCGGCAGTAGTTGATGGTATGAAGCTCTGTCGCATCTGCAATCAGTGGAAAGATGCGAAATTGCACTTCTACAGGAGACACAACGGTCGTCCATACACCTATTGCAAGCCTTGTGATAAGACTAGGGCTACCAGAGTCAATTCGGTCAATCGCAAGAAGAAGAGAATGAGACAAGAGAAGTTTCGTGATGCTGCTAAGAGGGCAAATATCGAAGCTCGCTTGCTTTTGAAGGACGCTGTATCTTTCATTAAGCAAATCAGCGATTACGCACCAATCGTCAATCAGATTGAAGCGTTCTTCATCAACGAGAAGAATACGCTCCAACTGCTTGAGATGATTTGACCCTTGTATCTTTTGGCGGTGGGAAAGATAAACTCTTCGATCACGATACAGGCTGGTGAGTATCGTGAATTAGATGTTGCTGTGCAAAACAGCGCCGGGTCTGCGATCGATCTCAGTAGCGTAACTGCTATCGACTGGGCGATGGCATCGACTGATCGCAGTACGCCGGTACTCACTAAGAGCTACCCAGGCAGTGGCATCAGAATTGACACACCGGCAAATGGTATCTTCACTGTCGTTCTCAGTGGCGTTGATACCAGGAACTTGCTGCCTGGTAACTACTATCAAGAGGCGGCTTATAATCTGGGCGGCAAGACTATCAACACACTTGTCGGAACGATAAGGCTTAGGCCGACAATCATTTAGCTTGCCACGGTTATTATGATTAGAGCATAATACCAGTATACCTAGCTATGGATGATAAGGCGTTAGAGCAAATAGCTTTCACAAATCTTCCGAAGCAGATTTGTCCGATCACTGGTCAGAAGATAATGACCCCTGCGGTAATGCACCGCGACCTCAGCGATTTCTGGCCAAGTAAGTTGGCTGATATGCGCGATGATCGCATTGCAAACTTGATGATTGTCGAGCGTAGCGCACGCGACAAGTACTACGAGAAGTTGAAGAAGGCTGGCGTCTCCTTGTCGTTTAGCGGCGGGCTTGACAGCACGACTGTTCTTCACTGGGCTTGCAAGCTCTTCGGAAGTGTGCACTGCTTGATCTTCGATTATGGCCAGCGCCATAAGATCGAGATCGATCGAGCAATCAATTATTTGAACACGTACCGGGACAGCTTTGATGTGCCCGTTACGCATCAATTGGTTGATATGACTCCTATCAATCAGCTTGCAGTGAGCAGTTTGACTCGCGATGAAGTGAAGGTGCCGCGTAACCAGTCGATTGACGACATGGCGAAGCGCATCCCTTCAACATTCGTTCCCGGTCGCAACCTGTACTTTATGACTGCCGTTGCGCAGTCAGCCTTTGCCTCTGGCTTCAGGCACATCGCTCTTGGCGTGAATGCTCTTGACTACAGCGGCTACCCTGATTGCCGCCCTGAGTTCATTGCCGCAATGCGTGATGCTCTGTCTATTGGCGTATTCAACGGGCACGAGATTGGCGTGCACGCGCCGCTGATGATGCTGAACAAGCGTAACATCATCCGCCTTGGCTTGGAGCTTGGCGTCAAGTACGAAGATACCCACTCGTGCTACAACGGCGTGCTGGGTGGTTGTGGTGAGTGTGATAGCTGCATCTTGCGTCGCACGGCCTTCAACGAACTTGGTATGGAAGATCCTGCTATCGCAAAGTGGATCAAGTGACATGGAAAACAGCAATCTTCAATGGAACGTATCGCAGATCTTGTATGAGCTTTCCTCTTCAAGAGGATTCAGCCTCAATGATCCTAACTTCAACGATACGCCGAAGCGTGTTGCGAAGGCGTTTTATGAGTTGACTGATGGGTACACTCAGAATCCCGAAGAGATTCTGAAGACACGCTTCCCATCAGAAGACTACGACCAGATGATTGTAGTCAAAGACATTGACTACTTCAGCATGTGCGCTCATCACATGCTTCCGTTCCACGGCAGAGTCGCAATCGGTTATATTCCGAATAAACAGACTAAGATCGTCGTTGGTCTGAGCAAGTTGCCACGGTTGGTCCGCTGCTTCTCTCGGAGATTTCAAATCCAAGAGCGAATGACTATGCAGATTGCCAATGCAATCAATGACTCGCTCAACCCTCAAGGCGTTGGCGTGCTTGTCTACAATTCGGTTCACATGTGTTCCCATATGAGGGGGGTCGAGGACTCACACTCGACCATGGAGACATCGGCACTGCTCGGTGAGTTCAGGTCTGACCCCGCCGTGCGCGCTGAGTTCATGTCAGTCGTCTATGGGGGCAAGAAGTGAGAGTTTTCATTGGTAGCTATGGTCAGAAGAGGCAAGAGGATGAATTCATCAGCCACTTGCAAGCTCACTGTTCTGGCAAGTTGTCACTGACCTTCTTGAAGTTCAATACTAGAAGTGGTTGGACGAACAAGCTCTGGAAGACCCCCTACGAGTGCTTGAAGTACTCGATCCCAGAGTTGTGCAGTTATAAAGGTCGTGCAGTTTACATTGATGTTGGCTGCAAGGTGCTTACCGACCTGAGTGATGCCACGAAGATCTTTCGGCAGCCTTATGGTTGGCAGCACGCTATTGGTTACAGGGGAGAGTTTGCTGTGATCGATTGCAGCAAGTTTGATATGCTCGAGTGGCCGAAGATTGAGAAGATGAAAAGGCTAGGCTGGAACGATATGAGCTACGTCAGCCACATGTCTCAGCTCGGGTTGAATGTCTTCGGTACGAACCCTCAATGGCTGTGTGATCCTCCTGAGAACGAGCACATGAAGATCGTCAGGAATGCTATCCCGTTCAGCACGAAAATTTGAGTGCTCGATATCTCTCGAAATCGAGATATCTGTGGTTCAATCGATCGATCAATCGTAACTGATGTAGCAAGTTTCGTTTTGCTGGCTATTGCCTTTGCCATGCGCCGCTGTATGGTACAGGTAGTCGCAGCAATCTTGCTGCTACAAAGAGAAAACCAATGTCCACAACGCTCGAACAGATCCGCCAGAAGGTTCTGAACCGTAAGGCAAATCTCTCAGACGAGGTGGTGTCCGTCAAGTCTCTCTTGATGGATCCTGCCCAGCCTGGGAAGATCATCGTCCGTCGTCCCGGTTCGTCAAAGGAGGATGTTTACTCCTTCGATGACCGTGTGTACCGCCAGACCTCAAACGTCGTCTACGGCTTGCCCGGTGCATACCTGGCCAAGCTCGTGACCGGCGAGAAGGGTGACCCTGGTTTGGCTGCACTCAACTTCAACCACTGGGTTGGCGTCAGCCCTGACAAGGAAGCGCTGCTGCGCTTCGAGCAGCGCGATGGCCAGCGTGTCATGCGTGCTATGATGTCGGCAAGCTGGAACCCCATCCCCTACGAAAACTCCATCGAGGCGCTCATCAGCAAGCTTGGCCCAGACAAGAAGGTCAAGCTCACGCGATTCGATGGCGATGGTCTGGTCATCGACTTCATCACCCGCCGCCTGGACGAAGGCTTGACGGGCATTGACAGTGAGAAGCACCAGCGTCTTCTGAGCAAGGATCCTATCGAGTGGGGCGTGCGCTTCCAGGATAGCGACGTTGCTCAGACGTCAGGTCTCACCCTGTCGCCTTACACACTTCGACTCATATGCACCAACGGTGCCACCACGATGAGCAAGGGTGTAATCATCAGCATCAGCCACACCGGCAAGGAGTCGCGTGAGATCGATGCTGCGATGTCAAATCTGCGGCAAGGTGTCGAGATGATAGACGGCTACAGCAATCGTGTCGTCGAGCAGATCGAGAGGGCGCACAAGATCGAACTCTCGGTCAACCCTGAGACGAACGAGCCTGACAGCGCAATGGTTCGGCTGGCACGCGACATGGCCGTCACCCGCCTGGAGGACAAGTACATCCGTGAAGGGTGGCGTGTCGAGGGCGAGACGATCAAGTCCAACAACTTGTACCGTCTCTCCAATGCGGTGACTCGCGCCGGTACGCACGCAGAAGAGCTGACCGATGACAGCAAGCTCAAGCTGCAAGCTGTCGGCGGCGCGATTCTGGAGACTGCGACGCTCAGCAACCAGTTCTGGAACTGAGATATAGCGGTAGGGGCAACCCTACCGCTATGTTCTCGACCACGATCAACTCGCAAAGCAAAGGAAGCAAAGCAATGAAACCCACGCTGTATGACCAGTTCAAGGTATAACCAACCATGCAACCAGTCTTTCCGATCCCGTTCAACAAGGCGACCTTCTACGCTCTCGATGTTGTGCCGAACCCTTCAAATGAAGATAAGCTCGTGCAGATTATCGATCCTGAGTTCAGCTCAGTGTGCCCTAAGACCGGCCTGCCTGATTATGGCCGTGTCATCCTACGCTACATCCCGAACGCTAACTGCGTCGAACTAAAGGCGTGGAAGCTATACCTGCGTTCGTTCTACGGCGTTGGCATCTTCCATGAGGCCGCCACGCAGGCTATCACTGAGCAGTTTGTGAAGGTTGTGTTCCCCAAGTGGGTGAACATCACTGTCGATTGGGGTGCACGCGGCGGTCTTCACACGACGACTTCTGTCACATGGGATATGAATGAGGGCTACGTTGCCTCAGTCGATAAGTTCCAGTGCGATGTGTTCCTTGAGCACACGAAGAACTGGCACAATATGTGAGTGTAAAAATGCATGGCAATGCTGTTGCAATCGACGGAGCAGAAGGAGAAGAAATGAGCAACGACAACAAGTTTGTAGATGAGGCAATCTATTACGATGACAAAAGGCACTATGCTTGGTTTCGTGGCAGGGTGTGGCTAGACACCGGCCTGCGCGACTATCTAGGGCGAGCCTCTTTGTGGTCCCTGACAAAAGACGGCGAAGGCGTAGGCGCATCGAAATGGACCCCAA